TTTTAAAGACTTAATGTATAAGTATTTAAAAGAAGAAGTTAAAATTAATTACGATTATCAAGCTTGCGAACGTCAAAGATTAAACTTTATTAGTAAACTTGGATATACTAATAAAGGGATGTATCAGGCAATTAGATACTTCTATGAAGTGAAGAAAGAGAGCTCTGCTAAATCCGGGAATCGTATTGGTATTATTCCATATGTTTATGATGAAGCTCAAGCATACTATCAAGTACTTGCGCGCCGTCAAAAAGAAATTGGAAAGGTAATTGAAAAACAGAGTAAGCTTGAACCAAGAATAGTTCAAGTATTGGTACCTAGACCACGAAAGCAGCTCCAACAGATAAATCTTGATGAAATTGGTGGTGAAAATTAATTGGTAGATAAAGGCTGTATTTTGCAAATTTTTGGCTCATTAATGAAAGAGCCTCAGCTTCTTAGTAATACAGATAAATATAGACTAGTCACTCAAGACTTTTCTACCACGTTTGAACAATACATCTTTTCAGCGATATATAATCTATATACCAACGGGGCACAGAGAATCTCTGTAGTCGATATAGATAATTATTTAGCTTCTCACCCAGTTGGTAGAGCTATTTTTGAAAAAGAAAAGGGTATTGAGTATTTACAAGACGCAGAAGACTTAGCTCAAGTTGAAAACTTTCAGTATTACTATAATAAACTAAAGAAATTTAATTGTTTAAGAGATCTAAAGAAACTTGGAATTGATACAAGAAACCTATATGAAGAAGATTTATTAAATCCTAAAGCTAAAGAGATTAATGAGAGATTTGAAGATTTAACGGTAAGTGGAATTCTTTCTTTCGTAAAAACTGGTCTATTTAAGCTAGAGTCAGAATACGGCGTTGGAGACGCGTCAAGCGCAGAATTCGTCTATGATAAAATGGAACATCTTGTTACACAATTGCAAGTTAGCCCTGAGGTCGGGCCGGGCCTTCAAGGAGATATTTTCAATACAGTTGTACGAGGCGCAAGGAAAGGAAAATTCTATATTCGATCTGCTTCAAGTGGCACTGGTAAAACAAGACATTCTGTTGGAGATGCTTGCTTCCTAGCTTACCCAGTCTTATATAATTCTAAAAAATGTAAGTGGGAATATCATGGAAGTACAGAAAAGGTCTTATTTATAGCAACAGAACAAGAATGTGAAGAAATTCAAACACTTATTCTTGCATATTTAACCGATATTAATGAAGAGAAAATTATCTTTGGACAATATTCAGAAGCTGAAAAGAAAATTATTTCTCAAGCACTATATGTTATGAAGCAATTTCGAGAAAACTTCATTATGGTTAAAATGCCAAATCCAAATATTGAACAGCTACGAGCCGTAGTTCGACAACAATTTATTCTAAACAACATCCAGAGTGTTTTCTATGACTATATCTTTTCTAGTCCATCTCTTTTGAATGAGTTTAGGGATTTGAGAATTAGAGAAGATGTTGTATTAACAATGCTTTCTACAGCTTTAAAAGATTTAGCTGTAGAGATGGATATCTTCATCATGTCCTCAACTCAAACTAACTCAACCGAGGAAGAAGCTAAAGGAATCAAAAATCAGAAGGCGATTCGAGGTTCAAAAGGTATCATTGATAAGTGCGATATTGCAGGTATCTTAAGTACAGTTGGACAGGAAGAATTAGAGCTAATAACAGAGTCAATTGAGAAGAAGGGTGAAATGCCAAATCAAGTTCTTGATTTATATAAGGCGCGGAGAAGCCGATATAGTAATGTTAGAATTTGGAGTGTGGTAGACTTAGGAACGTGTCGAAAACGAGATTTATTTATTACAGATGCTAGATATAATGAGGTTGAATATTTCAAGCCCATGAATGTTTCTTTTAATGAAACACATGCAGATGTAATTCATGAACTACTTAGCTTTTTAAATGATGGGGTTATAACAAGTGAAAATATTGAGAATTTAGTTTCGGATATAAGAAAAGGTGCAGAAGATATAATAGTACAATCAACTTCTGATGAACTATTAAAAATGATTGAACCAGCGCCCACAGTAAATAATACGAAAGGTTGTCTCTCAGACTTATTATGAAAAAAATAGATTTAGCAGAATTAAATTCAAAATTAACAAAAGAAGATATTATAGCTATTATGAAAAGACTTGGGGCAGAGAGATATGAAGAGAAAGCTGGTTGCTTAATTTTTCCAACTGTTTGTCACAATTTACATGCTGATGAAGCTAGTATGAAATTATATTACTATGAAGATAATAAAATATTTCATTGCTATACAGGATGTGGAGATTCTTTTTCAATATTTGATTTATTAGTTCGTTATTACGAACTTCATGAAATAGAATATAACTGGTATGCCGATGTTCTAGACGTCGTCATGGGTTTTAGTGACCGACAGTTAGACAATTTTGAATTCGTAAAATATGAAAGTAAAAAGGAAAGATATCGTCGGCGCGAACCTAGGGTAGTTTTGCCAGAAATACCCGTAGGTTTATTAGACGTATTCACAAAAAGATATCCATCGGAATGGCTTTATGATGGTATAAATAAAGAGAGTATGGATAGATTTAATATTTTATTTTCAATAGCAAGAAATAAAATTGTTATTCCTCATTATGATGTTGAAGATAGATTAATAGGTATTAGAGGAAGAGCCTTAAATGATTGGGAAGTTGATAGTGGTCACAAATACATGCCAATTAAAATTGAAGGTAAGATGTATTCTCATCAATTATCCCTAAATCTATATGGATTAAATCTTAATAAAGAAGCTATTAGAAGAAAAAAATATGTATTAATTTTTGAAAGTGAAAAATCTGTTTTACAATGTAATACATTCTATTCTTCTGATGAAAACGTAGCGGTTGCTTGTTGTGGAAGCAACTTCAATAAAATGCAACTGAATCTCCTTTTGTGGGAGTGTGCACCAAGAGAAGTAATTTTATGCTTCGATAATGAAGAAGAAGAAGGAGAAGACTACAAATACTTTTATAAATTAAGAGATATTTGTAAAAAATACAATAACTATTGTGACTTTTCCTTTATCTATGATAAACAAGGATTGACAAAACTAAAAGACTCTCCGTCTGATAGAGGTAGAGAGATCTTTGAAAAATTATTTCAACAGAGGGTAAGAGTTAAATGAAATTTAAACTAATAAACGAAGACATCAAGAGCGACTATGGTCGCACATTACTAAATTCTCGTGGAGTTCAAGATATAGATGCGTTTCTTAATCCTACAGAAGAAAATGCACTGTTAGATTTTAAACTACTCGATAATATTAAGGAAGGAGTTAATTTATTACATCAAACTCTCTTAGATAAGAAGAGAATATTAATAATTGTTGACTGTGATGTTGATGGATATACATCTGCTTCAATTATCTATCTATATATTAAGAAAATCTTTCCTGATGCAGAAATTGATTACCTTCTTCATGAAGGAAAACAACATGGTTTAGAAGATATGATGGATTCCATTCAAGGTCAATATGGTCTGGTAATTTGTCCAGATGCTAGTAGTAATGATTATGAATATCATGAAGAGCTAAAGAATATTGGAACGCAAGTATTAGTAATAGACCATCATGAACTGGAAGGAGAGGATAAAATAAGTGATAATGCAATAATTATCAATAATCAATTGTCCAAACAATATTCTAATAAAGACTTGACCGGCGCGGGCTTAGCCTATCAATTCTGTCGAGCCTTTGATCACCTCTATAACTATCAACATGCTAAAGATTTTATTGATTTAGCTGCACTTGGAGTTATTGCAGATATGGGCTCAATGCTCTCTTTAGAAAACAGATATTTCGTCAAAGAAGGATTAAAAGAGATTAATAATTTCTTCTTTCAGATTCTAATAGAGAAGCAAGACTATTCGATGGGTGGAAAAGTAAATCCAATAACAGTAGCATTTTATATTGTTCCTCTAATAAATGCTATGGTTCGAGTAGGAACAATGGAAGAAAAAGAAAGAATGTTTTCTGCTTTTGTTAACGGAAGAGTTCAAGTTCCTTCTAATAAACGAGGAGCTAAGGGAACTATGGAATTACTTGCTGTTGAATCAGCGCGAGAGTGTGTGAATGCAAGAAGCAAACAAAATAGAATCAAAGATAAGGTCGTTGAGCAACTAGAATTTAAAATACAAAAGTTAGGATTATTAGATAATAAGCTGCTTTTTGTTAGACTTGAGGAAGATGATGAATTTCCCGCAGTTTTAAATGGACTGGTAGCTATGCAACTAGCAGATAGATTTAAGAAACCTACTATCGTAGCTCGATTAAATAATCAAGGATATGTTAGAGGAAGCGCAAGAGGTCTCAACGAAAGTGAATTAAAAGACTTAAAAGATTTCCTAAATACTACTTGTCTATTCGAATATACCGCAGGACATCCGAATGCTTTTGGTGTCAGTATTAAAAACGACAATCTTTCTAAATTACACAATATCGCTAACGAAGAATTATGCCGTTACAATTTCAATGAGAATTGTTACGAAGTAAATTTCGTTAGGACAGCCATTGATAAAGATTTAGAAGCATTAATTTTGGATTTATCTTACTATAGTGAATTATGGGGACAAAAGAATCCTGAGCCATTAATCGCAATAACAGAGGTTAATCTAAATGCAGAAGATGTTCAAATCATTGGAAAGAATAAAGATACAGTTAAGTTTGAGAAGTTTGGAATAACTTATATTAAATTTAAAGCAAAAGATTTAATTGAAGATTTATCTGAGTATCCGATAATGAAATTAGAAATAGTTGGTCGTCCTAATCTAAATGAGTGGATGGGACAAGAAAAGGCGCAAGTTATGATTGAAGCATATCAAATTAAAGATGGGAGCCTAGAATTCTAATGTGTAATCAGCTTAAAATATTGGTAATTACCGATGATGTATATTTGTGGATTAAAACTTGTACTGCTGGACTTTCCTCTGCAGCGATCTATCGGAATGAAGATCATGCAATAGTTAGAAACCATTTAGTTGATTTTCTAATTATTCAAAATCCAACAGATAGTTTTAAAGGTGGGAGAAGACACTTTATCTATATTGATAAAGAAATTGATAAGCAATTATTAAACGAATGTATTTTACCTTTAGCTAATTTACGTTCTGTATTATATACAGAGAAAGGAAAAATAAATGAAGAAGATTGATAAATTTCAAGGTGAAACAAGATGGTTAAGTAATTTCGCTACTGGTCGAGTAAAAGTATTTGGATACGATTTTCGTTGTCGAGAAGGTGCATTTCAGGCGATGAAAGATCCTCGTCCAGAAAAGGTTCAAAAGTTTCTTGAGGCAAATGGTAGTGAATCAAAGGCATTAGGTAGAATCGCTCGACTACGTCCAGATTGGGAAAGCGTTAAAGATGAAGTTATGTATGAGGTTTGCAAAGCTTACTATCTTCAGAATCCAGAAAGTAAAGATAAATTATTAGCTACAGATGGAATCTATTTAGAAGAAGGTAATACTTGGGGAGATAGATACTGGGGAGTTTGTAATGGAACTGGTAAAAACAAACTTGGTCATATTCTAATGAAAGTTAGAAATGAATTACTTGGGCGCCCAGAGGTGGATTGTAATTTTTGTATTCATCTGAATATCACAGAAGAAGAACAAAAAGGAGCTCAAACAAATATTCCTCATATTTGTATGTATTATGACATGCAGGTCTATCATCATGCTAATACTCAGCCGCATAATGCGTATCTACATCCATGTCGTCACTGTTCAGATATAGCCTATCCAAACTATGAAGTTAATGATAAATTATTTCTTGACAAATGATTAAATTTTTGATATAATATAAGTAGAAAATAAAAGGAGAATTGTCGTATGGCAGAAAAAGTATTAACCAGATTTGAAACCCATGCACATTCTGAGTACAGTAACATCAGACTGTTAGACTGCATTAATAAACCAAAAGATATTATTCAAACAGCTTATAACAAAGGACTGTCCGGTATTGCATTGACTGACCATGAATTTGTAGGAAATGCTATTCAGTGGTTAAATGCTGAAAAGAAACTTAAAAAAGCTGAAAAAATTTCTAAGGATTTTAAATGCGCCCTCGGAAATGAGATTTACCTTGTTGGTTCTCGCGATCCAGAAAAGATAAGAAGATATTTTCATTTTATCTTAATTGCAAAAAATAATCAAGGACATGAAGCACTTAGGAAACTAAGCTCTATTGCATGGTTTCATAGTTATACAAGTAGACGGTTATTGCGCGTTCCTACTCTTTATAATGAACTAAAGGAAGTTATGAATGAGTATAAGAATAGTGTTATGGCCACTACAGCCTGTTTAGGAGGAGAGCTTCCTCACTTAGTATTTGAGTTATTAGAATTAGAAATAAAGTCTAAAACTCAAAAAGGCTTAGAAGAACAAATTCAACAGAAAAAGATCGAAATATCAGAATTTATCAAGTTCTGTAAAGATGTATTTGGAGAAGATTTCTATATTGAGATCGCTCCATCTAAACAAAATGATCAAGTCAATTATAATTTGAGAGTGATTCCTATTGCAAAAGCTTTAGGAGTAAAGATAGTTTTTGGCACAGATGCTCACTATCTAACAAAAGAAGATCGGCCTATTCACAAAGCTTATTTAAATAGTAAAGAAGGAGAGCGCGAAGTAGATGCTTTTTATTCCTCTGCTCATTTAATGGACTATGAAGAATTAAGGGCTCTTACACCATATCTATCTGATGAACAAATTGCAGAATTCTTCAATAATTCATTAGAAATCATGGATAAGGTTGAAGGTTATCAGCTAGATAATAGTCCTAATATCCCTACTGAACAGGTTAAATATTATCCTAAATTAAAATATGACTTGGAAGATAAATATCCAAATATTGCTTGGTATCTTCAATCAGAAAGTGACCAAGATAGATATTGGATAAATACTGTATTGAATAAGGCGGAAGAGGTCGGTTATGATACAATCCAAGGAATGGAGCGTATTGAAAAAGAAGCTGATATTCAACGCTTTATCTCTGAAAGATTGGGTCAGTCTATGAGTGCATATCATAATACTATGCAGCATTATATTGATCTATTCTGGGAATGTGGAAGTATTGTTGGCCCGGGTCGAGGCAGCGCCTGTGGTTGGCTTACAAATATGTTATTGGGTATAACACAAGTTGATCCCTTAAAGTGGGGATTAAATGAATGGCGTTATCTAAATAAAGAACGTGTAGAGATTGGAGATATCGATATTGATATCGCGCCAAGTAAAAGACCTTTAATCTTTAAAGAGATTAGAAAACAAAAAGGAGAAACTGGTCTTTTACAGATTTGCACATTTGGCACAGAAGGAACTCGAAGTGCTATTTTAACTGCTTGTCGTGGATATCGAAGCGAAGAATTTCCAGATGGTATTGATGTAGATATTGCTCAGTATATGAGCGGTATGATACCCCAAGAGCGTGGATTCTTATGGCCTCTTTCTGATGTTTTAAACGGAAATGAAGAGAAAGGTCGTAGTCCTATTCGTAGCTTCATTGATGAAGTGAATAAGTATCCCGGTCTGTTAGATATCATGGTTAAGATTGAAGGTCTTATTAATAAGAGATCACAGCATGCTTCTGGCGTGATTCTTTACAACCAAGAGTTCTATAAGACAAATGCCCTAATGCGCTCTCCTAGTGGAGATTTAACAACACAATTTTCTCTTCATGATGCAGAACAAGTAGGCGATACTAAATTCGACTTTCTTGTAACTGAAGTTTCTGATAAGATTATTGAATGTGTTAAACTATTACAAGAAGATAATATCCTTGAATCAGAGTTATCTTTACGAGAAATATATAATAAGTATTTACATCCAAATATTATTCCTCTTGACGATGATCGTATTTGGAAAGCATTAGCTGATGGGAGCGCGCTAGATGTGTTCCAGTTTAACAGTGATGTTGGGCTACAAGCAGCTAAGGCAATCAAACCAACTAATCCATTTGAAATGACAGCAGCTAACGCTCTTATGAGACTGATGGCAGAAAAAGGACACGAGCGCCCCCTTGATCGTTATGTTAGAATGAAATTCAACACTTCGGCATGGTATGAAGAAATGAATCGGTGGAACCTTAGTAAAGAACAGCAGGTTATGTTGGAGAAGTACTATAAACAAGATTATGGAACCCCTCCTTATCAAGAGTCTGTTATGTTAATCTTAATGGAGCCAGCAATCAGCGGATTTACATTAACCGAGGCGAATGACGCTCGTAAGATTATTGGTAAGAAGCAAATGGAACGTATTCCAGAATTACGGAAGAAATTCTTTGATAAAACATCAGATAAGAATTTAGCAGCTTACGTTTGGGAAACTGCTATCCTTCCACAGATGGGATATAGCTTTAGTGTTAATCATAGTTTACCATATTCATTTGTGGGAATCCAAACTTTAGTATTAGCAGCAACTTTTCCCGATATTTACTGGAACTGTGCATGTTTGATTGTTAATAGTGGAGGAATTGAAGATGTTATCGAGGAAGATGACATTGAACAAGATGAGAAGATTACTCCCGAATCTCTATTTATATCAGGAGGAGATTCTTCTGAGGATGATGATGAAGAAGAATATGACGAAGAGGAAGAATCTATCGGAAAAAAAGAAAAAAAGAAAAATCGTACCACTAATTATGGTAAGATTGCCACCGCCATTGGTTTTATGGCTAGCGCTGGTATTATTGTTGAGCCTCCCGATATTAATCAATCTAAATTAACTTTCTCTCCTGTTTTAGAAACTAATTCAATTCGCTATGGATTAAAAGGTATTAATAAAATTGGAGATGAGTTGGTTAGAATGATTATAGAATGTCGTCCGTATCAATCAATCGACGAGTTCTTAGCTAAAGTTAAAGTGAATAAGCCTCAGATGATAAATCTAATTAAGTCTGGTGCGTTTGACAATTTTGGCGATGGGCGCAGACCGGTTATGGAAGAATATATTCGTTCTATAAGCGACCAAAAGAAAAGAATTACACTTCAAAATATGAAGATGTTAATTGACTTTCAGCTTTTACCGGAGAGTTTAGCTTTTGAGGTAAAGGTATTTAACTTTAATAAATATCTTAAAAAGTTTAAGTCTGGTAATTACTATGTTTTGGATGATATTGCGTTCAAGTTCTATGAAGATAATTTTGATATAGATTTAATCTTCTTTTTAGAAGAAGAGCCTGGTCAATTAACAAGAAGGATTGAACAGACAAAATGGGATAAAATATACAATAAATACATGGATAATGTACGAGCGTATATTAAACCTAATCAGGAGAAACTTTTATCTGAACTAAACGATAAACTTATTCAAGAATTATGGGATAAGTATTGTCTAGGAAGTATTAGTAAATGGGAGATGGATAGTGTAAGCTTCTACTCTCATGAGCATGAACTAGAATTCATAGACGATGAACGTTATGAATTTACAGATTTTTTCGACCTAGAAGAAGATCCAGTAGTTGAAAATGTTGTTATGATGAAAGGAAAGAAAGTTCCTTTATTCAAACTCTATCGAATTGCCGGAACCGTTCTAGATAAGAATAAGAACAAAAATGTTGTAACCGTATTAACAAAAAGTGGTGTGGTTAACGTTAAAGTTTGGCAAAGTCAATTCTCTAAATACGATAAACAAATAAGTGTTAAATTGGCTACTGGTAAGAAAAAAATCATTGAGAAATCTTGGTTCTCTCGTGGTAATAAAATTGCTATAGTAGGTATCCGGCGCGGAGATATGTTTGTGCCAAAGATTTATCGCTCTAGTATTTGGAGTGAGCCATTTAACTTAATTACAAAAATTAATGAAGATGGTTCATTAGTCTTTAAGAGTGAGAGAGAGAGTGGTGATTAATGAGTATAGGCCTACACGATATAGATATAGCTACTTATACTCACGTGCCATTTAATTTAGAAATAATGAAAATGGCAACATATTTTAAAAGAAAGAAGGAGATAGTTCACCTATCTTCTTCTCTCAATCCCGATAAGTATGGTGAGTTCTATATCAGAAAAGATTTTGATGATGGAATTTTTCCAAAACAAATCTATACAGCAAAGAATTTAATATATGGTGGATATGCTTTCTCAGATAACTATGTTCCAATGGACTTATCTATTGAGAAACAGAAGGCTGATGTTTCCATATATTTTAAATATAAAGACATCTTTTCAATAAACAAAAAGTATTCCGAGATATTTAGAGTTTTAACAAATGCTCAACATATAAGATTATCTTTAGACGATAAAACAATTTGGACTGATTTTGAAAAACAATTTAATATCTATCCTACGCTATGTAGTCTAATATTTCATGATAAAAATATTCATAAGATAGAGGGCGCGCAGGAGGTTATACAATCTCTAGTTGATAGAATGAATCCTAGAGCTGGTGGGAAACATATTGGTTTTAAATTCCCTATTATTGTAAATAATGAACAAGAATTATTATCTTGGAGTTATTTTCGACCTCTGCGCGATCTCTTTTTTATTGAATATTCTGGAGTTATAGATGATACAGCTTTTGTTGAATTTATTCATCGACAAAAGCATACCTCTATTTGCGCGCAGATGAACTATATCGTAACCCGTGAATCATCTTCAGAGAATGATTTTGTGATAAATAAATTACCTCAAATTTTTAAGCAAGTTGTTTTTTGTAGAGTAAATGGTGTAAAAATTTCACTTAAATATGAAGATGATTTCTTCGTAGATAAACGATGGGAAAAAGTAATTAAGTTAATTAATTCCTTTGCAAATGTTCCTGCATACTATAAAGGGAAACCTTGTGATCAAACTGTTTATCTACTTGTTAAAAGATATTTTACTCGTGACGAAAAAGATGAATATCTTTTTAAACAAACTGGATATTTGTTTAAAGAAGAAGCCCGAGAGCTATTTCAATTCGTTCGGGAAAATAACTATGAGCTGTTTAAACTGTTCTATGAATGTGAATCAGTATCACTTAAAGGAGGAAAACTTGAAAATGACTGGCAAAGAAATTAGAGGTCAGATTGATGCCCTCAACATGCAAATTGAAAAAGCTTTAAAGCCTAATCAATTTATTCTAAACAATCAAGTTGTTGAATACAGTAAGCAAATTGGCGCATTACAAGATAAATGCGACCATGTTTTTGTTGAAGGTTGCTGTGTTTACTGCGATAAACTAAAGGAGGACTAATATGCAGATTATACTTTACACAACAGGATGTCCTAATTGTTTGATGTTAGAGAAGAAGATGATAGAGAAAGGTATTGAACCAACAACTATCATTCGAGATTTAGAGACTATGGATAAATTAGGGTTTAAATCAGTTCCACAATTAGAAGTTGATGGACAAAGAATGACATTTTTTGAAGCCTATAAGTGGGCAGATAAGCAGGAGAAGAGCGCATGAAGATAGACATTAAGCTAGGAAAGAACTTCACAACAACATTCAATAAAATGACAGATAAATATGGCGAAGAATTTGAGTTATTAAATGGATTCCATGATAGAAACTTGAATTACACAGACTTTATTGATAATTTTGTTGATAAAGAAACAGTAGCTGATGCAACTATCGATGGTAATGCAAATGCTAATCAAAAGGATATTTGTTCATTAGAAAATGAGATGCCTAAACCTCATATGAAGTTATTAGCATTTAATAAGATTTTTTATGAACTAAACAAGCAATATGGGATTCAAGTTGCGCGCGATTGGTTAGAAACTGAATGGAATGGAGGATTCTATTTACACGATGCTCCATCGACTTCATTTAAACCTTATTGTTTTGCATACGATATTGAAGAACTTGTACAAAAAGGTCTTTATTTCATTAAAAACTTTAATGGCGCGCCACCGCAGCACTTAACTACGTTTACTGATTTCGTAGGAGAATTTGTCAGCTGGGTTTCTAACAGAACTAGTGGAGCATGTGGACTTCCATCCTTCCTAATTTACTCATATTATTTTTGGAAGAAAGATGTGAGTAGTAATCATTTTATGCTTAGTCCAGAATATTATAGAGATCAAGAATTCCAACGCATAGTCTATAAACTGAATCAGCCATATTTGAGAGTAAATCAGAGTGCATTTACTAACTTTACAATAATGGATAGACCTTATCTTGCCGAGATTTTTGGAGGTAGATTATTCCCCGATGGAACTCCTATAATCGAACACATTGAAGAACTGATTGAATATCAGAAATCATTCATGAAGATTGTTAGCAAAGTAAGAAAAGAAAATATGATGACTTTTCCTGTTCTATCATATTCTCTACTATTCCAGAATAACAAATTTGTTGACGAAGAGTTTGCGCGCTGGTGTTCTGACCATAACTGTAAGTGGATGGATTCCAACTTCTTTATGGATAGCGATGTTACGAGTTTGAGTTCTTGTTGTAGATTAGTTAATGACTTTTCAAAGCTAAAAGGATTCTCAAATTCAATTGGCGGAACAGCTTTGAAAATTGGCTCGGTTAAGGTTAATACAATTAATCTTATGAGAATTGCTTATGAAAGTGAGAAGAGTCAATTACGGTATATGGAAATTCTCTCTCAAAGAGTTCATCTTGCAATTAAAGTTTTAGATGTAATTAGAACTATCATTAAAAGAAATATTGAGAAGGGATTACTTCCTAACTATCAAAGCGGTATTATTGACATCGAGAGACAATTTAATACGATCGGTATTAATGCCATGTATGAAGCTGTAAATTACTTTGGATATATTAATATGGATAGTCTTGGCAATGCCTCATATAGTGAAGAAGGAATAGCCTTTGCTTCTGCTATTATGGATAAGATTAATGCTATTAAAGATAGCTATAATTTTACGTATAGTATTAATGTTGAAGCAGTACCAGCAGAAAGATGTGCAGTTATCTTATGTCAAAAAGACCAAATGCTTTTCCCCGATCTAGTTAATCCAGATGATTATATCTACTCTAATCAATGGATTCCTTTAACACAAAGATGCACTATTCAAGAAAAAGTTCGTCTTGGAAGTATTCTTGATAAGAAGTGTGGAGGAGGACAGATTAGTCATATCAACATTGACGCACCTTTCGAGTCGCCAGGTAGTAAACATGGTCATGATATGGCGTGGAAATTACTAAACTATATTGCTCAACAAGGAGTTATCTATTTTGCTTTTAACTCCAAGATAAGCGTATGTAAGAATAACCACGGATTCTATGGTGACACTTGTGATAAGTGCGGAGAGCCAAAAGCTGATACGTATCAGCGTATTGTAGGTTTCTTAACTCCAAGTAATTCCTATTCAAAAGAGAGAAAGAAAGAATTTACAAGTCGCACCTATTACGAAATAAACAAATTAAGGGAGTTATAATATGGAATATGTAGAAGCTTATGTTGTATCAAGTTCTAAAATTAAGCAAGCTATGGAAATTATTGAGATGAGACAGGGGAAGGGACATCCTATCTCTCTCATGTATATGCTCAAAACCTTCTTTCCAATGGCAGTAAAAAATCTAAATGAAAATTTTAGTCAACAATTTACTTTAGGATATATTGAAGGGAGAAAAGATGCCAAACGTGGTTATTAAAGATATCGTCGAAGAAGACTTTATCAACTATAAAAAAGCATCAATGTTCATAGCCTTTCCAAATTGTAGTTGGAAGTGTGAAAGGGAATGTGGGCGCGCTATTTGTCAAAATAGTGCGCTTGCAAATACTCCTAGCCGAAATATTGGAGTAAAAACAATTCTAAATAAATATTTGAATAATCCTATTACCGAGGCAATAGTTGTGGGAGGATTAGAACCTTTTGATTCTTTAGAAGATTTAGAAATATTAATCACTTATTTTCGGGCAGCAACAAAAGATGATTTTGTTATCTATACTGGATATACGGAAGAAGAAGTGGCTAACATGATTCCAGAATATTTATTGAAGATGGAAAATATCATTATTAAATATGGACGATTTATTCCAGATCAAGAATCTCACTATGATGAAACATTAGGAGTAGAGCTATCTAGTCTAAATCAGTATGCAAAGAGGTACTAAATGATTTATACAAGTTATTTTGCAAAGCTACAAAATATACCAAGTTCAGTAGTTCCTATAAGTATTTGTGGAAAGGCGCCAGATTGGTACACAGGGTCACAATATAAAAAGCTTGCTCCAAAATATAACTTCTTTATGGAGTGGAAGAGGAATCAAGATAATATATTCTATATCAGAGAATATTATGCTCAAGTGTTAGCTCCACTAAAACAAGAAGATGTTCTATTTGAGCTATTAAAATTAAGTATGAATAAAGATATTGTACTTTTATGTTATGAAAAACCTAATGAATTTTGTCATAGACATTTAGTTGCAGGATGGCTTCAAGAAATTACTCCTGTTTGTGAACTAACTAAAATTTGACTTTCAATGGTATTCATGATATAATAGTACTATAAGGAGATAAAATGAGAAATATAGATAAAGAAAGTGAGCTGGAATCAACACTTAGAAATATTGGCATTAATCTATTCTATCCATTTACTCGTAAATGGAAGTCATTGGATAGGATTCTAAGAGAGATATCTAAAAAGTGGAATAAGCTTTCAGAAAAAGACCAAGATGATTTAAGTATTTTAATGTGTGGACATAAAGATGCCGCAGAATTTCAAGTTTCGATAGAGGTATTATCATGATAAAATTAGATAATATTCAGGTTATGAATTTTGAAGGTGCTCTCCGAGGAATGAGAAATCCTATGGCTAGTTGGAACAAATCTGACAGTAAAGAAGAGATAACTGGATATAGAGGAGGTTTTGTTTCTGAACATCCAAATCTTTGTGTTGCAGAAAAAGAATTTAGAATTGGTCAAGAAGATTTAAAACTTGCTCAAAAGCTAGTTTTATCTGGCTCAGATCATAGTAAATTTATGCGTCAGATATTTGTAACAATAGATATTACTGCACCACTTTACTGGTGGAAAGAAATGGATACCTATAAAGTAGCCACTGTTGCAAATAGTGAAAGTACAATGCATCGCTTAGCGCAAACTCCAATCACAGAAGAGAATTTTAGTTTTGATAATTCTGTTGGAAATACGCATGATTTCTCTATTTTTGTAGAAGATAATAAGGCTTATAAAACTAAAGTATTAATAAATAATATTATTAATGTTTGTGAATTATTAAGACAAGAATATTTGAAAACAAAAGACCCAGACACATGGAAACTATTAATACAGATGCTTCCTGAGAGCTGGAATCAAATGCGAACTTGGACTTGTAGTTATGCAACATTGCGAAATATTTATTTTGCAAGAAGATATCATAAGCTAATTGAGTGGCGAATTTTCTGTGCAATGATTGAAAGTCTTCCTTATGCAAAAGAATTAATCTGCTGTGAAAAGCCAAAGAAAGAATTTCCAGTAATAGTTCTTTGTGGCAGTAGTAAGTTTAAGCAACAATTCTTATACTATGAGAAAGAATTGACACTACAAGGTAATATTGTTCTATCCACTAATGGTGTCTTTGGTCATCAAGGAGATGCAATAATCTTCAAAAATGGTACTAAAGAAATGTTGGATAGGATGTATAAGCAAAAAATAGATATGGCTGATGAAGTGTTTGTTATCAACAAAGATGGTTATATTGGAGAGAGTACTCGAAATGAAATTGAGTACGCTAAAAAACAAGGTAAAATAATTAATTATTGTTACGAGGAGTAAAAGGAATATGTCAGAAGTAAAAACAACAAATCCATTAGAAGATATACTAAATAGTATTGATTCAATCTCTCCAGATTTTGGAGGTATGGAAGGAATTGCCGCAACACTCGCTCTTCCAGAAAAAGAGTTTAATATGATGAGTGAGTTAATTCTTAGTGAATTAGAAAAGTCTTTGAATAATGCTGATGATAAGATGGCACTAGTAGCCTCATTAAATGCAGCTGGAATGAAAGCTGAAGATTTATCAGATGTTTATGACAAATTAGTCGTAGAAATTGATAATCAACTGGCTGGACAAATGTCAGCAAAAAAGAGAGATTTCTTAAAGAGAATCATAGGCGCCTTAGTCAATGCAGCATCTTCCACCGAAGGTATCGCAAAAAGAATTATGCAAGTTCCTATTGAACTATGTCGAGAGGGAGCGAAAATTCCAACATATTCTAATCTTGGCGATGCTGGCTTAGATGTATATGCTCCAGAAGATTATGAAATAAAGCCGGGCGAGACTGTTATTGTTAAGCTAGGAATTAAAACCGCTTTACCATTAGGCTATGAATTACAAGTGCGTCCAAGGAGTGGTCAATCGGTAAAAACAAAACTTCGTGTTGCCAATAGTCCAGGGACAATTGATGCTAACTATCGTGATGAAATTGGTGTAATAATTGAAAATATCGAACCAAAGATTACCGATATTGAGTTCGAAGCAGTATATGAAGAAGGAAATCAAATTCCTAGTTATTATATTGTAAAAAGCTTTGAAACTGGTAAATCTTACGTTATTGAAAAAGGACAGCGTTTTGCCCAGTTAGTATTAAGCGAAGTTACAAGCGCATCTTTCTATCAAGTAGAAGATGTTAAAGAAATTGGTGGAAATCGTGGTGGCGGATTTGGTCACACGGGACAATAGGAGAAGAATATGACAGAACCAGGAACAATTGTAGATATACCAAAAGGTATGCAACTCGCTCAAATGGAATCTTTAGAGATGATTTCTCATCCAATAGAGGCTGGTTATTGGAGAATAACAAGCATCTGGCGCACTAAAGATAATGAATTACTGAAATTTGTTTTCTTAAAGGCTCAAAGTGCAGATTTTGTATTAGATCATACACAAACATCTTTTCATTCTCTGTTCGCTCCAATAATAACAGATACTAACTTACAATTAAACTTTAAATTATATCCTGAACCAACAGAGAAGGGATATTACTATCACATCATAGACGTGACCCCTCGCGTAAAAATGACGTTAAAAGAGATTGAAAGAAAGTTAGGGTTAAAAATCGAAATTGTAAAATAAAATGGCTAAACTAAGACTAGAAGATGTAAGAGGGGAGATAGAAGAAAAAGGCTGGAAGATGATATCGGATGCCTATGAAAATCTTGACGCAGAACTTACTTTAGAATGTCCAGAAGAGCACAGAGTATATATATCTTTAAAGAAATTTAGAAGAAATCCAGAGTGTCCAACTTGTAAAAATAATCCATTCAAAGAAATTGATACTAAAGTCATTCCCAAAAATCCCAATATAACACGAGTACTCGCACTTGATCAAGCAACTAAACTTAGTGGTTGGTCAATATATGATGGAACACAATTAATTAAATATGGTGTCTATCATACAAGTTTAGATGATGAAGCTGCACGTATTCATGCTGTAAATGAATGGCTAATAAGTATGATAAATAATTGGAAACCAGATATCATTGGAATAGAAGATATTCAATTACAAGACTTTTCAAAAACTCAACAAACAAACGCAGAGAAAATAGGTGTGCAAACTTTTAAAGTTCTTGCGCGCCTTCAAGGAGCATTATTAAATACGATATTTGCTTCAAAAATCATAGTTCAAGTCGTTCATTCTTCAACTTGGCGAGCACATTGTAAAGTGACCGGTCGTACAAAAGTAGATAAGAAGCGCAGTATGCAATTACTTGTCAAAAAATGGTTTGATATAAGTGTAACTGACGACGCTGCCGATGCTATTGGACTTGGTAAATATGTGGCTGATACGTCAGTTAGAGGAATGATACTTGAATCTTGGGAATAAAAAAAAGAGCTTATAGCTCTTTTTTTTTATCTAAATATTCTTTTTATGTTTACTCCTTAATAAAAGGCATCATTGGTAATAATGAATCTAATGATAATTCAATATTACCAAAGTCTTCAATGTTAAACTCAATAGCAGTTTCTATTTCTACATCAAGATTCATTAAATCTTGAATTTTTTTCTGTGCTTCCTTATCTTTATCAGGTAGTATTTTAACGGAATTTTTATCTTCTGTTAATACTAAATTACCATCATCGTCCTTCTGTCCATATTCTTCTATAATTTTCTTAAATTCTTCTTGATAAAATGATGTCTCTTTATCAACAAGATTTGATAATTTACTCAACTTATACGTTGTTTTAATAGGAAGTTTAAATGTCCGTATTAATTGATAAAATTGTGAGATGTCCAATACCTCAAACATTTTTAATTTCATAAATATCCTCCTTTTACTCTTAATTATAGTATACTATAAAATTTGAACTTTTTCAAATTTCAACAGTCTTGCGCGTCAGCTAATTCTTTTACATTTAATTTAATGTAATTATACATAGCTTCAACTTCATTTTGTCCAGTTTGAGTTAGTACTTGTGGGGAGAAATAGTCATCATATACGTGACTATATGTGACTACCTCTTTTTCCGTTCCATCTACATCTATATCTTTAGTTACAATGGGAGAATTATCAAACATATCTATTCTTATTTTTGCGGATTCTAAATAATTACATCCATTACGTCTTGTTTCTTCATTTACATATGGAAGTATTTCAAAATGAACTTCTTTAGTTGTGGAATCCATTATCCTTTTACCAATACGCCAATATGATAGCTTGACACCTTGTTTAGACAAAACTTCTTTATATAACGCCATTATTGTATTCCTCCTTTAAGACGCAATTCCATACCAGCCGCCCCATGCTCCGGCACGTTTTGATTTCCATTTTATCGTTCCTGTAACACTTAAAGGTACTGCTATTCGTACCTGCCAATCGCTATTATGGTACATAGAAATATAATAGTACCAATCACCAGTCGGCGCATTTGGACAATTTGCTCCCATATAAAACCCTGTCCACCAAGTTCCTTGAACATCCTGCCCCGACATATCATAGCATGACGCCGCATTAAAATACGGATAATAAGCATTTGTGGCACTTCCTGCGCTATTTGCGTAGTTCGCAGTTCCAGTACTGTCAGCGTAGCTTGCGTTTGTTGCATACGCAACGCGCACACCAGCGTGATAAGAATCCTCGTTATATCCCTCAAGAATCCAATGTGTTCCATTCCAATAATGTTGTAGATTATAGCCATCTCCTGCGTCTCGTCTGTATAGGCGGTCGGCAACAATTTGATGTGTATCTCCGCCCGCATATAATCCACCCGGAAAAACGGTATTGCCATTTCCATCTAATAAAGTTGCCGTTCTTGTTACAGTTGCAAAACTACCAGTGTATTGGCGAACATAGATAGGTTCATTTCCATCATCAGCCGTTGCTATTTCAAGTGAACCAGCATTATCGCCGCCCGAAGCCGTTATACGGAACAAATCATTGTTGCCCATGTAGCCCCAAATAGAACGCGCCCCATTTACGGGAGCATCTAACTGCAAATCGCCTGTTAAAGCTCCTCCGCTTAAAGGCAAATAAGAATGAGTATGCGAGCTTGCAGCTTTATTGTTTAATTGAGTTTGAATTGAAGAAGTTACTCCATCCAAATAACCTATTTCCGTACTAGAAACTCCAGCTACAATTGCTTGTTTTGCATTAAGTTGGTTTTGAATAGAAGAAGTAACTCCAGATAAGTATCCTAATACAGTAAGAGAAATAGAACTTTCTGCAATACCTGTATCTGCATTTGATACTAAGACTCTATCATTATTAGTAAATTCTTGTTGTCCTAATTTGGTTTTCTTATAAATTGAACCATTTCGAATTACCACATAAGCAGTTCCATCAACTTCAAAACCAAGACTTCCTTGCCAAGTCGTAACACCTTCAACGCTTGAAGTATAAAAGCCTATATAAGACCCTTGTTGAGTATTTAATAAAGATTCATCGGATTGAATACCATCAAAATTAGGCATTTGACTATGTATATTACCATCAATTCCAACAATATTTTTATAATATCCAGCAGTTCCATCAACCCTATCTTTGCCAACAATCATTAAGGCTTCTTCTACAACTTCTAGGTCTGATTTATTAATACCAATTTTATTTTTTCTTAGTGCTAGAGTACCAAAAGCAGGAGATAAATATAGAACAGAATTATTCGATGTTAAAGTATAATCTTCATTAATATTATAAGACAAAATATTATTCGTAATACTTGCAATAATTCTACGATATGTAATTGTTGCTGATAAAATTACTTGATATCCTATTTTACTATCTAAACTTGTAGATGGGAAATTAATTAGTGCATTTTCTGTATTATCCGCTAAATTATATGGGATTTCTATACCACTATAAATAAAGTCACTTTGAATAGGAGTTTCACTATTAGTTGTACGATTAATTTTTAATGATAGCAAATTATTATAATTATCCCAATTTGATTCATTAATAGTTATTGTGTCTAATGAGTGAGAACTTCCATTATCAGACAAACCAAATAATAGAGTAGCTGCACTCGTATCAGAAACATTGCGCTCTACACTATTTAAAGTAATAGACGGAATTGTTAATCTTGTACAATAAAAATAATGATTTAATTTAGCATTATTATCATTTACATCTGTCTTGTTATTAATAGCAACTGGAACTACTTTAAAATAAATAATTTCATCTTTATCAGGATTAGTTAAGTTAATATGATAAATACCCTGATATTTAACATATCCATTATTATCCACTGCAGTATAATCTACTCCAGCAATTAACTTTGTGTCTCCCTTATAGACAAATATTCCACCTTGGAGGGTATATCTATATAGACGATACTCTTTAATTGGGTCTATTCCAGTAGTATATGCAATCTTATGTCCATTATCTATCGTATAATTACTTTTATTATTTGCATCATATGCAGGTTCCCATTCAAAAACAACAGCATCGCCTAATTCAGATTCATATCTATTGGTTAAAGTAATACAAGAGTATGGACCTCCAGTCGCTATAATATTTTTAGGAGTTGGATAAGATATACCACTATAAATTATAGGAGCAGATTCCATAAGAGGAGTTACTCTAAAATCATATTGTAATTGAAATGTGAATACTCCAGAGGTTCCTTCGCGTTTAAGACTATCAATTGTAGTGATTTTATATTCTAATTTAATTAATTTATTAATAGTTGATAATAATGGAGTACCATCTAAAATAGTTTGTAGATATGATGCATTAGCTCCAATAATATTTAAAGTAATATTTTGGTCGTTAGTTGGAGTATTTGGAATAAAAATTCCATTAGTATAAATACCATCTGTCCCAAATAATTTATAAGTATCATTTAATACTGAAATAAAACTAGACGCAGGATTAGTTGTTATATCTCTACAATATAACTTGTACCCACAATTAACAAAATTAGATGTTGTTTCATCAATCCCTAAAATCTGCTCAATAGTTACTTGCACACCACTATCTTCATTATAGTTCACTGGAATAATAGTATTAACACTATGACTCACAATGGGTGCAGGAGATACTCTTAGATATGGCATTGCATTCCATCTAAAATGTGCAGACGTATTCGTAGCATTTGTTGTTAAATCAATAGATGTAGATGCGATATCATTACCATTGATTCTACTTACAGCCCATATTTCAAATTGAATAACATCATTATCTGATGCAGCATAAATAGCCGTTCCAGTACCAATTACATAAACAATATCTCCAGAACCAGCAGTACTTTCAGTCTCACCCAATACTTGCGTAAAAGGAATTGTACCACTCGAAATTGCAGCTCCAGAAGTCCCAATAGAGCTATAGCGCGTCCATCTTCCGGCAAAGCCTCGAATATATCCACTTTTTTTCGCTCCAGGGGTTACAGTTAATGTAATTCCATTTTGAAGACGTGCTAAAGAACCTGAAATAGTTAACGTTCCATCTATTCCATCAAATATTCTCGTACTTGGAGTGCCTATCGTATCTCCATTTTTAATTATAACTTTTTTTAATTTATTTGGAAGTTCTCCGCGTAAGAATCCTGCTGTACCAGTAGCTCCAGCATTAGTAATTAATGTACTACTATAATATACATAAGGAATAATTCTAAAGTATACTAATGAACCATAAGGAACTTGAGTAGTATTTGGATTCCATGTATATGAAGTTGCATTGACACCAGTTGCAATATCGTACCAATTTGCATTATTTAAACTATATTGTAATGTATATAATCTATATAATCCATAAGTATTAGCACTATTAATAACAGGAGCAGCCCAACTTAGAGTAACAGAATTTATTATTGTAGTAGGAGCAACATTTAAAACAGAAACTGCATTTACACTGACTCCATATATAGTTCTTGTTGTAGAACCTATCTGATTAGAATTACGGGTTCCTATAGCACGTACAGTATAATTGGCTACGCCACCAGCGCCAGGTGAATTATAATATGCTACACCAACATTTCCAACTCCTGCACCATTAACAGTGTATCCAGTAATTGGATTATTGGCACCATTAGCAGCCCCACCCCAAGTAAGGGCAAATGAGGCGCCAGCATTCATATATCCATCAGTTCCACCATTTACATATGTTGGACCACTAACTTCAGTATATCCAATGACCGTTCCACCAGCAGAACTAGTTGCTAAGTTATAAGTTGCATTTGAACGTACTGTAAAAGTATAGCCATCAGTACCAGGAACATTTACTGCAATGCCTGAGCCACCAACAGTACCAATCTCTACACCATTTCTAAATATAGTATAGCTATAAATACCATTTCCAACGCCACTCGATTGCCCACTCCAATATAAAGTTACATTAGCTCCTGCTAATGCATAACTTGCATCAACCCATACGGAAGTAGGTGCTGTGGCAGATGTCCAAGAGGAACCAAAATCTACTCCTGTAGTTTTTAAAGTACAATCTGAAGTACTTGTTGAAGTATGTCCATTCCAAATTAATGTACCACTACTTGGAAGAGAGGAAGGGCTGTCACTAATATAAAATCCAACACTTATTGTACCAGCATCATAATTTCCAACATCAATAGTTAATGAATAACTAATCCAATTATTATAGGTGGTATATGAACTAATACTTCCACTCCATGCCCCGCAGTTATAATAATTATTACCATTAACAACGACTACAACATAACGACTAATACTATTTTTATAAGACCCACCTGAATACATATTAATAGTACCACTAATAGTAACCTGCGTCCCACTATGAGACGCAGATATATTAGTACTTTGTATCCAAGCCGATGCACTTGTATATGAATATTGCTTTGCAGTTACTGCCATATTTATTACTTTCCTCCTTTAAATCATAAAATCTATTCCGTTATGATTTTCTCCTTCAGAGCTTTCATACGGTTTAATAATCGTATGTTCTCCGATACCAATATTATTAGATACTTGCATATTTCCAATTATATCTAATAATCCACTTAATCCAAAAATTAAATTTCCACTACTCCCATTGCTAATTGTAAATTTATTAATAGCTTTATCAGAATTAATGGATAAGGCGCTTTCACTTAAACCAATCTTCCAGATATTTGTAGTTGTATTATATATATTTGATTCTACTGTTAAGAAGTCATTATTTGTTGAAGTCCTCTGAATAAAAGTAATTTCTCCATTAGAAATCTTCACAGATTTAGATAGCAAACTATTCTCTGAAAGTTCAAAGCGCCCAATATGTAAATTAGAAAGATATAATCTCATATTGGCATCATCAATTAATGAAAAATATGGGAAAGGATTTGTTCCTGTTAAACTACCGTTATATCCATAAATAGGATTAATAGTAGGAGTTATAGGAAGTATTCCATCACGCCATCCAGATGCATAGTCACTAAATGCACGCAGGCCACCTTCCCAAATATTAAGTCCAGTATGATTAATCTTTAAGATTAAATCTTGAACTCTCGGGAAATCTGATTCATTACGGTTATCATATGCTACATAGAAAGAATCGAAATCTTCTCCTTCTTCTCCAATTAAGATACCTGCTGTTTGTAGATATCCACTAAACGTACTATCAGTAGCATTTACTGTACCAGAGAATACACCTTTTGAAGCATATACTGAACCATCTTGCGTTACTATAAATGGAGCATTAGCCTTATCTTCTGGAGATGCACCTGCCCATATTCTAATTGGTTGACCATTCTTTAATACATCGTTACTATCTGTAATACCAGCATTTGGTAGAAATAGTTTACCGGTTAAATATGCATTTTGGGCATATAATCCATATCCATGCAGCTCATTAAAGAACGAATCAATAACTCCTTCTAATCTACCTAATTGAGTTATAACTGTTTCACTAGCCGCCAAATCTGTAATTACAATTGCAGGTCCATATGGGTGACTTGCATTTAATGTAATTCCACATTCTCCTAAGCTAGCGATAGATATGCCTGGTAATAATTCAATTAATACCGTTTCTGGGTCTATAATAGCAAGTAAATCAATATTGAAACTTAAATTAATTTTTAATGTATTATTACCAATTCTAGCAACTGTACCATCAATTCCCTCTAAAGTAATTCGTTTTGTTGTTGATTCAGTAACATTTACTGTTAGATTCACTTGAATATGCCCATTAATAGGATTTTCTTCCGTACTTTCTTCTGGCCAGAAAGATTGCATATAGATATTATCATTAACCGATAATTTCAAGATAAATAGCATATTACCATTTTGAGCATTATAAGTAAAATCTACATTTGAATTAGGATGGTAATAGGTTGGAGAGAGTAATAAATCTCCTCCCATAATATTTTTACTTTGGTAGGTAAATGTAGCAGAAGTTAATTCACCACGAATATTAACATTATTAAATACTGCATCACCATTTTTAGAAATCTGCCATCCTTGGCTAGTGTTAAAGTTTGAAGTATATATTCCTTTTTCTGAATCAAGAATAATACTATGAGTATCACTAATCTGTTGCAAAGATAGCTTTCCTGTTAATAAAGCATTATTTGCAATTAACGAACCTGAATCTAAATTAATATATGAAGCGTAAACCTCTCCATTATAAGTAACTCTAAATGAAGCAGCATTATTAGCATCAATAAGCCCGTTATAATCTATATTTGTTGCTCCGGCCCACATAGCAAGTTGAGCCTGATTAAATCCTATTTGATAGTAAGAATTGTCAATAGAAGGATTAATAAATAGTCCATCTCTTAAATATAGCTTAGAAGTATATACAGAGCCAGCTTGAGTTATATAAAACGCTGCGCTTGAAGTATCATCTTCCACTGTAGCATTAATCCATAGTAATACTTCTCCTTGAGATGTTATTCCAGAATGCCAGTCAGGAATTAATATCTCTTTTAAATTACCCGATTCTACAGAAATATTACCTTGAATGTTAGCATTCTTAGCAAATAATAGTCCATCTTTATCTACTGAAAAATTATATGAAATATCCTCTCCATCAACTACTTTTCCAGCCCATAAGACAATATCTGCATTCAATGTTCCATCTATACCATTTTTGTCATTCGCACCAATAGTCAGTAGTCCATCAAATGAACCTCCGCGCGCATGAATTACTCCTTCAAATAGAGCATTTTGTGCATATAGTGTACCATCTTCTAGTACAAAAAACGGAGCGGAATATATTTCGCTTGTAGATGTACCACCCCACAATCTGATAGAATGTTCTTGATAGAATTGTTGTAATTGATTTGGATCAGTAGGGAGTTCAGTTGCAATTCCTAGTTCTTCTAAAATAGGGAGAATAACATTTGTATATTCTGTTGGTGTAACCGTATCTCCAATAAAACCGACTACCTTAGGAGCTTCATCCTCAATTGCTAAAATATCATCTTTCTGTCCAACATAAAACTTCTTTTGAACCCAAAACTCTCCATTAATATCTGTTGAAAGAGTTACGTATCCTCCTCTATCTCTCATTCTTAATCCAAAATGAGGATTTACATCAGAAGCTAAATTATAAAATCTTCCAAGGGAGACTAGCGGAATCCTATCGCCAGCTACATAAGGAGTTTGTGAAGGGTCTACGGGATTTAAAGCAGATATTGTTTCAGTAGAGAATACATCTGAAACAGAGCCGAAAATCTCTAATCCATCATCTGCGCTTACTGAAACTGCACCATCTTGATAAATTAAAGCTAAACCATCCCAAGTTATTGAGAAGTTTGAATATTGTTTAACAGCAGCTACCTTATCATCAAAAGTAGAAGCTGCATCAACAGCAGTCTGTAAGTCTGCGCCTTGAGTAGTTCCAAAGAGACCATACTGGTTAAAACGAACATATTTAGTCATGTCATAAGAACCAGCAATTTCATCTACATAGAATGCACTAATACCATCAGTATCCCATCTAAAATATGGAGTTGTGCCCTGGACTAAATTGATTTTACTAACATCAATTTGTCCAGCAAGAAGATATCTTGTGTTAATACCTAACCCTGTGATACCACTTCTCCATGTTTTACCACCGTCGTTAGATAAGAACATACCACCTGCGACCAATCTCATTCTTTCATTAGAATTTTCATTGTTAATAATCTCAATACCAACTCCACTGTCCCAAATCACATTTTGATTTTGCGAGTTAGAGAGAATAAATGAGTTATTTGCAAAGCTTTTTTCTAAAGTTGTAATATCAATTTCTCCCGTTGGAGAAACTGCGGCGGCTGCGCGACCATATGCGCCGCTTTCATATTGTAAGGATTGAGTTGTAGCGGTAATTTTTTGGAATAGTTCTTCAAATTGATTTTTGTAATTTTGAACTGTGATTGATGATTTTGAGGGATCATCAAAATTTCTCGTTCTCTCTGATATAACTACAGATTGACGATATGGAGTTTTAATATTTCCCCCAATTCCCACAACATTCTTTAAAATATATCCAAAGAATTCTGGGTCTTCAATATAAGTTCTTTCACCAATTTTAAACTTATAGGCCTCGTATCCATCAACATTTTCAACATCTAAAACGCTAATAGTATAGGATACTTTAGGAAAAGCCGAAACTGATGCTACTTTTGCAGCATCTAGATAGTAAAGATCGTCATCAGTATACGTATCATCTGTCCAAGTTCCTTCTTGTATAAATCTATAATATTTACGATAAAACTTTAATTTTAAAGTCTTTTTATTCGCTAAAATCGTATCAATAGATGTTTGAGCAGCATCTCTCTTAGTTTCATATTCTGTTAATTTATTTTGATTTGCTATTAAAGCAGATGTATAATTTTGCTTCTTAGCTGTTAATAGCGCCGCTGCTGCAGCGGCATCTTTATAGTGTTGATCATTAACATTATATGATGCCATCAGAGAACTTAGATATAATAACTCCTCATTCGCAGATGCTATTTGAGTTTCATATAGAGTTATATTAGCCTCGGTTAAGAAAATTTCATTCTCGTAAGCCATTAGTAAACTAGAAAGTTCACTATATTCATTGTTGTATTTTTTAAGTTTAGTTAAGAACGCTAAATCTGTTGATGTCATTCCATATAAATCAGCTAATACTTGCGAATAATCTAGTAATTCTTGATTTATATAGTAGTTAAAATTATACAGTTCGTTTTCTCCACTAGGATTTGCATGAGCGCGGGAAATAGATGCTGTACCATCAACAGCATATTCTTGGTTATTATTCTTAACAATAACTTTTGTTGCTACATTATCTGAATCAACTGTGCGCTTAATCGATTGGAGGTTAACTCCATATTTAAATCCAGCTTGATTAATGGCGTCACCGTTTGGTGCGAATCGAGAGAAAATAACTTCTTTTTGTGGAAGTCCATCTGTTAATAAAATCTTACCATTTTTACGATGATAGGTCTTAAATTTAACCCAAACTTCAAACAATTCTGCAAGGCTTTGAATATTATTAAAATAATTAGATTCTTTGACAGAAATGTTTCTAATACTTTGAAAGTTGTCTTCATATTGAGGAGTATAATAGATAGTATTTGAAGAAAGATAATCTACTTCTCCGTTCACGATGTGATAAAATTTATCTTTTGTTTTAATAGTAGCGTTAGGAATATCTCCCACAAAAACTGGAACTCCATCTGCATCTTCCTTATATTCAAATAATTGAATATCTTCGATGCAGAAATCATACCCTGCAACTATATTAGAGTTATTAGTTATAAAGAGTTTTAATTCATCTGTTCTTGCTTTTGTAGTAGTGTTAGCTACTAAATAAACATAAATATATTGTTCTGAATCACGATAGATACTTGTCGCACCTGCAGAATATGGAGTTCTTGCTCCAGTATCTGCACTAGCATATCCTTTCTTTTCAATGTCTGTCGAAGAATCAATCCAAGTTGTTGTAATATTTCTTACAGAAGTTAGGTTTGAACTACTTCCATCTTTCCTAATAGATGCGCTCAAAGTTGCTAAATTTGAAGCAGAGATATTTGCAACTCCAGTGGTTTCATTCTTTTTAATCCAACGAGCCTTCATTCTTAAAACGTAAACATTATCTTTCACTAAAGCCAGATTGATATTATCTGGACCTTCATTATAGTATTGCTTATTAGCTTCTGAAAAATCTAGTGATAGATAATTAAATATCTTATCTTCCCATGTATCAGGATTTCCAGTAGGAACAGGAAATAGACGAGTATCTGCGCCGACACCGTCCCAAGCGAGAATAGAAGTGAAGTTGTTTGAATTTGTTAAAAGATTAGTTGCAATCTCTGATGTAATATATTCTGTTTCAGTATAACCAAAAGCTTGTGTTCCTACTGATGCCCCAGAATTACTATTATTTACAACATATTCTTTCACATATTTATCTTGAATTGCCTCATAGCGAGTCTTTTGGCTTTTTACGATACGATTACCTTTTAACGGTTCTAAACCACTAGTGCCAGTTAAGAGAATTGCAGTACTACTAATCGTTCCTGTGAAAGTGTAATTATAATTAAAATCATAATCTATTATAACTCTATCATCATCTGCATCTTCTACAGACAATTCCTTATTCGCCCATAAAAACTGAATTTCACCACTCTTAAAAATCCAACTAGAACTATTCTCGTCCCACTCTACGCAATTATAGAAAGGATAGATATATTGTCCAGATGCGATAAGAGTTGAATCTCCAGTTAGAACATTTATAGCAGTTAAGTTACTAGTTAATTCAACTTTAAATAATGGCTCTTCAATTTTTTCAGTTGGAGAATAGCTCGAAGATGAAATTGACCAATCACTACCTTCAAGAATTGATTCCCCTAGTTGTTCAATAGTTCCAAAATTATTCTCTAATTCTGTATCAAGAACAACAGACCATCCATTTTTCCCTAGCTCATTAACAAAAAGTTCTTTTGCAGTAAATGTTAAACTATAGTTTTGAGAATTCTTTTCAGAGTTCTTAATAACAAAATCTTTCCATTTTTCCTCTACATCTTCTTCCTCTAATTCAGAAAGAGTTGTAAAAGAGTAAGCTTCTCCGATTCTAAATTTTAGTTTTCTTTCGTTTGAAAGCAAGCCAAAGAAGGGATTATCTTTTAAATCCCCTGTTTCTTCATCGTAGTATTTATAACTCATATCAAAAGTTAGAGTTAATTCTCCATTTATTCCTTCTTTTAAAGCTACATTATAAGCTCTAGTAGGAATATCCATTTCATGAGAGCCAATTATCGCAATTCTTTTCTCGTCGAAATGTTCTGGTATTTCACCAGATGCAGGAACGATAATATCTTCCCATACGGATAATTCATATGGCTCTTTAAACATCTCATTTTCCTCCCTTACAGATATAAATAATCATATTGAATATTCGTAACATTAATTATACCTGTTGCGCTTAATAACAATTGTTGACCGTCTGTTGCTGGCTCAATCTTAAAGAAATCGCCTGCGACAATTGCATCATTGTGGATTACCCCATTAGGAGTAAATACTCCTCCAACATATGTGCCACCTTCGATTAATCTCAATTTAGAGTTTAATCTATAATAGCCATCAACGGTTAAGCTACTTGTATCTATTACCATTTTTCCTTTCGTATCTCCAGATAACTGATAAGAAATTTGAACAACATCACTAGTAACTACATTAATAACCATTGATAGTGGACTTACTAACTCGCCAGGATTATAAAGAGTAGCAGTATTACCACTAAAAATATTATAACCACTGAGGCTTTCTGCTAAACCACTAGCATCAACCCATTCTTCGATACAAACTCCATTAACATCATAGTGTCTTCCTTCAACAGTTGAAACTACATATTCAGTCCATGTTTGATAGGGCGCACGAGCAAAAGGATAAAACGCAGTTAATAATACTGAACCTTCTCCTTTATAAATTCGTGAAGTTCCATCTGCACTATCAAAACAAATATAACTAATTTTAACAGGAGATGCTACTTTTGCACTATATGCTTTATAAGGTTCCTCATCAAAGATTAAGTCATGAATTTGTTTATCTGCAAATAATAATCTCATACTTCGAATATCTTCTTCACTAACACTATCAAATGCAAAGTTAATAGAAAATTGATTTTGCTGATATTGCGTTGATAGAAAGTAAATTCCATCACTCCCTGGAATCTCTACTGTAGAGTCTTTAATGTTAGGAGATAGGGTTTTTTCACCCCTATCTCCTGTGTTTACTCTAACAATCCCTAATTCAGAGGAATGGATGCCATTATAGGTGAATCCTAAGAAGTCACCACGAAAATCTTGACTCATTGTTTCCTCCTTTTAGCGCAATAAGTTAATTGCATTAACGTTACGATAACGAGCATCTGCGTTAATGATCTTCTTAACTTTTTCCGCTACTTGTTCTACGTCATAATCATTCGCTAATTCATCTACTTCTATGTGAACTTCAAAGTAGTTGTCTCCACCCTTTTCATATGTTCCAGGGCGTCCTTCCATAGCGTCTGAAAGAACATCTTTAAGAACTAAGAAATTCTTAGTATCTTGTGCATCTAGTACAAGTTCTGGTCTTGAAGGAGTACCATCCATCCAAGCCGGTCCAGTGTAATCAGCCAATCCACCTTTTAGATAACCTTTAGTTTGGAATTTTGCACGAGTTTTATTTCCAACTACGCCATCAGCAGATAACCCCATAGCTCTCTGGAATGCTTTAACAGCACTAGTAGTTCCACTTCCAAAAACGCCGTCAATAGATTTTGTTCCAGAATTACCATATCCAAGCTTATTTAGAGCATATTGAATTGCTTTGACTTGTTGACCTTTCTGTCCCGCCTTAATATTGCCGCTTGTTGTAGAAGCTTTACCATATGGATAGTCTTCTACTGGATCTGGAGTAGGTGTTCCACCACCACCACCTCCGCCGGCTTCAGTTGCGGCTGTTACCGTCTGATAAGTACCATCTGGCATTTGGAAGATACCAGTATACTTCTTTCCACCTACAGTAACTGAACCATCAGATGCTACAGTACCAGTTACTTGATTACCTTCGGCATCTGTAAAGGTAATTGTTTGACCTGCTTTACTTGACATATCAGTATTTTGAGAATACCATACTAATGCATTTTTAAAAACAGTTGTTAGTTCATTCCACCAAGTATCTTTACCAACATTACTTAAACCGTCCCAACCTTCCTGAGTTTGAAGTAATTGAGCTAGTGCAGAGTCTGGATCTAATGTCCCATCAACACCGAAAGCTGATGATATTAAATCATAGGCCTCTTCCCAATACTCTCCATTCTTTACAGCATAATCAAGTTGATTTTGTAATAATTCAATTTGACGCTCTCTTTGTTCTGCCGCCTCATTATTTTGATCTTGTAATTCAGTAATTTTAGTATCGATTAGTGTATCAGTATAATTCTCTTGATCTTGAGCAATTTCATCTTGAAGCTTCTTAATCTCTAATGCATTTGCGTCAGAGCTATCTCTTTGTAATAGAGCCAGACGACGTTGTTTTTCTTCAATATCTTGACGAGCATTTTCTTGCTCTCTTGCGCGTCTTTCTTCATCGATTGCCTTTTGAATTGAATCTAACAGTCTAGTATTAGAATTATTAATAGATTCATTAATACTTCCAAGATTATCAATAACTTCTTGCTCTCTAGCAATAATAGCGTCTAAAACCCTACTTTCTAAATCTTGATAATCATCTTTCCCCTGTTCTTTTAATTCATCTAACTGATCTTGAATATCCATTAAGGAATCTTCAGCGTCATAGATGGAATCCTGAATACCCTCTAGTTTTGAGATATATTCTTCAATTCTATCTCCCTTATCTGAATCCTTAACTTTATTAATCTCGTCCCAGTTAATTTCTACTAAGCCAGTTTGCTCATTATACTTAGCATATTTTGATAAGTCTTTATATTCACTTTCAACTTTATTAGCTTCGTCAAGACGTTTCTTTCTTAAATCTTCATAATATGCTTGTTGTTGTTTTAGAGAAGCTTCTTGAGCCTGATAATTCTTTAATAAATCCTTAACAGATTTATTATTATCTTTTAAAGCTCTATTATATTGCCACTCTAGTTTCTCTCTTGTGCGTAACTCTCCATTGATTTGTTGCAATAGATTGTAAAGCCAGTCATAAGAGTTTTTCCACTCATCCGCGCTTCCACCCTTACCACCTTTTCCACTATTGCTTCCACCAGTTTGACTTCCTGGATTTTCATATCCAGTTGCAAATCTTGGCATATATCCAAGAGGAGTTCCACCTTTTAAGATTTGCTTTGTTTGATCTCCATCATAAACAATATCTTTCCGATCGAGATCAACAACCTCAGGGCCATTCAAACCAGCAACAAAAGCTCCATCTTTTGTTTGAATTAATTCTGGAGCTACCTCACCAACTAGAGCAGGACCAGGTAATGCACCTTTTTTACCAGTACCTTTGCGGTACATAGAAAGTCTTACAGTTGCACCTGTTGAACTTCCTGTAACAGTAGTTTTTGTTAAGCTCGGAGTAATCTTTACTGGTACATCTGGTAGACTTGTTGGCACACCAGCTTTTATAGCATTACTAATACCATCAGTAATGGTAGAATATTTAGCTTCAAATGCTCCTTGTAAGCTATCTGCTGCACCGGTTGCATCAACAGTACTCAGCGCAGTTGCAACAGCTTCAGCCAATCCATCCCAGTCAGCTTCTTTTTGAGCCATTTCTACGCCAGAAGATAGTCCCTCGCTTAAATCAACAGCAACTTCTTCACCGTTAACTACAGTAGTTAATTGGATTTGCTCATCAGGATCTAATCCTTCATTATAAGCGCTGATTAAATCTTCAGTAATACCATTTAAGGCTTCTTCTGGAATACCAAGATTACGAAGTTCATTTTGTAAATCTTCAAGAGCAATCTTACCACCATCATTAACTCTAGTGATAAAGGAATCCATAAATGTTCCACCGTCAAATTCACTAAAAGCTGTATTTAGTTGATTGACGATTTCTTCTGAACTCTTTAACATACCATCTTCATCAAAGAAGTCGGTAATCTTTATTCCTTTTTCAGCTAAAGCTTGCTCTAATGTTCCAGTGATATTCTCAACATCGATACCTGCTTGTTCGGCAAGTGCTGTCAGAATTTCGTCTTTTGTCTTACCACTAGTAGCAGCCAATGCTGCGATTTCTTCCTCTGAGATGAACTTTTGATTGCGATAAATTCCAGAACCTTGATATTGGTCTTGATCACCAAAATTCTGACCTCGACCTACTAAAGTTCTTGTCTGACCAAGATTATCATATACCTCTTTAATTCCAGCTGTAAAGTCGTTTGCAGCTAATTCAGCTTGAATATCATAAGAGAAATTTTTGAAATCTGTAAGCATAAATTCAGCATATTCTTTACTTACATTATATGCTTCTGCAATTTTGCTTACTAATTGGTCAGTAGTCATAGTACCAACATCAACGAAGATACTACCATCTGCCATTTTACTAAAGATATCTGTGGTAGAGTCGTTAGCTAGATCTTCCCAGGCACCGTATAAATTTCCTTCAATAACTTTTAATCTATCTAGGAATTGCTTTTCAACTGTTTTCAGATTTCCTTCGGCATCTTTTAAAGCTTGATTCCATTGATCTTCACCGAAAAGAAGTTTTAAATAGTTTTGAAGTTGAGTATTCCCATACTCTCCCCCTTTATACATCTCTTCGGAAGCTTCTGTAATCTCATTAACCCATTCGCCAATTTCACCTTCATCGAATCCTGGGTCGAAATCCTCCATAGTTTTAAATGCTCGTTCGACAGTAGCATTTAAACCATCGAATTTAGAGATTGCTTCTAAAACTCGACTTGTCAGTCCAGCTAAAGTTGCCTCACCTTTATATAAAGATGTAATAGCTTTAGCTAGACCTTCGGCAGATACTCCTGTATTCTTTAGTATCTTCGATAGATTTTCACTACTATCGGCTATCTCTTCAATGTTGCTTGCATTTAATTTGCCATTCTCTTCAATAACATCTCCGATGTTTTCTTGAAGTTCAGAGAACTCGGCAGAGTTTACGAAATATTGGAATTGCGCACCACTAGAATATGCGTCCTGTCCTGCAACAAGTAAACTCGCGGCAAGGCCTCGGATTTTTTCATCAGCGCTTTGTACTGCAGTTCCTAATGCATCTGCAGCAGTAATTGGATTAGACCAATCAATATTTCCAAAGATTTCAGTAGCTCTTTGTGCTAATTCTTCATCTCCCTGAGTAAAGATGTCGGTCATTCCTGCCCAAAACTCAGAGAGTCCGCCTGTTCCTAGAGCTGTCTCTACTTGAGGAACAAGATTTGACATAAAGGTTTTTTGTTCATCACTTAAACCAGCTAAAACTTGAGCCATCTCTTCCGGAGAAGCTTCTTTTTTCATAGTTTTACGAAGTGATTGGATTAAACCTTTTAATTGCTTTCTTTGAGTTTTTTGAATACCAAGAGCAGAATCTCTTAAATATCCTCTAAACTCTTCTTGGGCGGCAGCAATGCCATCTTCAGTATTTTCTACTGTCTTCCCTAATAGAGCAGATAGATCTTCTGCCGATAAAGAAGCAAGCATTTGATTAATATCAGAGTCAGCTATATCTAACTTACTAATTAAGTCATTAATAGCACCACTTTCGATTGAGGTATCTCCAGTAACTAATTTTGAAAATACATCCTTTGCTCCGTCTAGATTGTCACTTAAACCATTATTTAAACGACCAATAATATTAACAAGTTGTTCCCCTTGTTCTTCTAGTTGAGCAGCTGCCTGTTGGGCACCAAGTCCTTTAGAAATGTCACTATCTTTTAGTTCAACTTCTTGACCAGATTGGTCAATAAATTTATTTCCTTTCGTCCAAGTGTAACCCATTGCATCAGCATATTGTTGACGCTCTTCATCACTAATTCCTTTCGCTCCAACTTCGTCCGAAAGAGTTTTATAAGCTTGATCAAAATTCTGAGAAGCAATTTGAGCGACCACATTGGCATTTTCACTACCCGCAATAGCTTCATTTTGACTGAACTTAGCTGCCATTAATGACTGCGCCATTGCTTTAGTCTGAGTGTCCATGTTATTTAAAGCAACACCATTATCTAATAAAGCTTGACGATTTTCCCATAAAGCATCAACTAATAAACTAACTTGATATTCATTAGCTTGTTGTTCTGGAGTTAAACTAGATAGTAAAACTGAAGTAACTTCTGATGCAAAATTAGCAGGCATTTGTAGTTCGCCCGTTGTCTCATCATAGGTTCCTTGTAATAATTGACTATTTTCTGCGAATAATCTACTTAACTTATCAACATTATTCGACAGAATATCCATCTGGAATTCATCACCAGAAACATATCCATCTGCCGATGTATAGGTAGAAGAAACATTGACTAACCCTTCTGCCCACATCGTATCAGCTAAATCAGAAGTTCTCTTTTGAGATTCTAATTGTAACTGCTCTCTTTGTGCACCAATTTGTGCTACTTGAGCATTAGCTATAAATTCTCTTTGAGCTTCAAGAATTGCATCCCAACCTTCACTTTGAATAGTTAGATGCCCATCTTGATTAGCGATATATTCAGCTAATTTTGGATATGAAGATAATAGAGCAAGAACTTGTTGATTTGCTTCAATTAAAGCTTGTTTCCAAGCGTCAGTCCCAACAGTTAATTGTTCTAAAGCTTCTTGAGTATCTCCATATTCATCTTTTGCAGCTAGTAGATCATCTAGTGCTTCATTTGCATCGCTAAATGCTGCCTTAGCAGCTTCCGCCGCACTTGCTGCTCTTTCTATTTGAGCTTCGATAGAAGCATTTTTAATTGCATTGCTTAATAGAACAATACCGCCAACTACTACTGCTAAGACCGCAGCAATAGCTAATAGAGGCCAATAAGTCGCCCATAGTGCAGCGGCTTTTGCCCATAATCCAGCGGTTTCTGCAGCATCCGCACCAACTTTAGCTCCAGTTAAAGCAATAGCAAGACCCTTTAGACCATTTTCTTTAATAGCTAAAGAGATTTCCATTAGTTTAGCAGCGATACCACCTTTTGCGGCAATCTGCTCTCTTAACTTAGCTGTTGTTTCAAGCTGAGTCATCGCGGCAGAATTACCACTAGCTAGAGCATCAGCATATTTTGCTGTTTCACTTGCAGTCAATAGAGCTAACTGTGTTGCGGTAACTCCATTATTTGCCATTCGCGCAGATAGGGTTTGAATTTCAGCTGCTGTTAAAGTTCTATTACCTAGAGTAACAGCCTCTAATCCTCCAACTTGAGCACTATAACTATCTACAAGACCAAGATTTTCAGTTTTTAATGTTTGGACTTGTTTTGTTAAATCATTATAAGTGTCTTTTTCTATTTGATTAGCATTTGCTAAATTATTTGTACTTGCTCGTAGAGTATTAATTTGTCCGTTTAATTTAGCAATTTCACTACTATTTGCAGAATATTGTTTTCTAATATTTGCCAGATTTTTAGCTTGGTCAAGACTCTTTAAGTTGTTAACACTCTTGCCCATTTTAGAAACTTCTTTTTGGAAATTACTAAAGAAATTCCTAAAGACATTCTTTTTGGCAGAACCTTGAGACACTCCATCTGCAACTGCAGAACCAATTTCCTGCCCCTTCTTAACTGCCATAGAAGTAGCTAATCCAGATAGAATATTAGTTAATAAAGCTTTACCAAGTTTCATACCTGCAAATACAATTAGAACACGACCTATAGCTCCACCAAAATCTCCGAAAGCATCGGTCACATCATTTATTGTATTAATGATACCAGTTAGTAGATCAATAAATCCTTTAATAACCGCAGAATTCGCCAGTCCCATATAGAACTGTTCCATCGCGTTCTTTAATTGATTTACTTTAGCTTCTAAGCTGTCTAGTGTCTTTTCAAATTGCTGCTGAGAAGCTCCTGCTGAATTTTGAGCAAATCCTACAAGTTCTACAGTACGCTTGTAGTTGTCCATCATAGCAATAAAACGAGACTGTTGACGAGAACCAGCAGCAATAGTAGCAATATAACGCTGAGTGTTCTTATCTAATCCTTCCCATCTTGAGGCTAACTCTAAGAAAACATCATCCAAGTCGCGGAATTGTCCAGTAACTTCATCTCTTAAAGCTACTCCAACTTGGCGTAATGCTCCTTCAATTTTATTTGCATCAACGATTTCGCCATCAATCTCTCCAATTTCCGAAGGAGCTTTCTTTAGCTCTTGGAAACGAGCGATGATAGTTTTCATTGCTGTACCTAAGTTTTCAGGTGCTTCACGAGTAGTTTCAATCATCTGTGTTAAGAACGCAGACGTTGTTTCAAGTTCCATACCAGCAGATTTAGCAATTGAAGCTGTTCTTGTTAGAGCGCTAGCAATTTCTTCTGTATCTGCGGCGGTTTTAGCTGCTAATTGAGAGAAAACATCGTTTACGCGAGTTGCATCTTCAATTTCGAGCTTAAAACCTTTAATAGCAGCAGTCATATAGTCCGTAGCTTTGGCATAATCCATACCAGCGATACGAGCCATTTTCATAGTCTCAGTAGAGACTTTCATGACTTCATTTTCTTTTAAACCTTGTTGGTAGTATAATTTAGCAGTATTATATAAACCTACTGTTGTACCACCCATATCAGAAGCTATGTCAGCATACATATCTCTTTGCTTCCATAGATCTCCAATAGTCTTTGTTGTAACAACAGCAATATCTGTCATTGCTGAATCTAATTCAGTAACACTCTGATATGCACTCCTAATTGCATTTCTTAATAGATAGAATCCATTTGTTAAACTGAAAACATAAGCAATTCGAGACTTAACCATATCTAACTCAGAAGCAAAACTCTGAGTGCGCTTAGCTGCTTGTTCAATATTCTGAACCGCAGGTTTAAATCCTTCTAAGCCTTGAACAGCTTCTTGTGCGCCACCATTAACCTCTTTTAAACTATCAGTTAATCTTTTTGTTGCATCTGTTTTTAAAGATTCAATCTTACCCTTTAAGGCTTCTAACTCTTTTTGTGCAGTTGGAATACCTAAATCCTCAAATTGTCTTTTTAGCGCACTTAAAATAGACTGAGTTGTACCAATATCAGTCAGCTTTTGTTTTAATGTATCAGTATTTAATTGAGCCTTAATTAAAGATGCATTCGCTAGATCAATTTGTTGTTGAATGCCCTGAATATTAACTAATTGCTCCTTCTTTTCTGGCTTAGTAATTCTCTTATTAGCATCAGCTTCAGCAGAGCTTTTAAAAGTATCAGCGTATTTCTTCTCGGCCGCAGTTTTCTCATTAATTAAAGCTGTTACTTTAGTCTGAGCTTCACTTTGTTTACGCTCAGCTTCTACGATGGCAGCATTAATCTGAGTACTTGCATCCTGCAAATACTTATTAAAATCTACCCCATTAGAGACCATTTCAACAAGACCCTTACCACTTAAAGCTCTTGTTCCAATCCTTCCAAATTTATCAATCTCTTGCTTTGCATTACTCATCGACTCAGAGAATTGATGCATTCCATCTTCAATTGTCTTAATATTTTGACGGAAAGCTTGGAAGTTAACGTTGCTTGTTAGATCTATCTTTGTATGACCAACTTTAACTATTTCTTTTTGAAGGTTCGATAATAAACCACCAAGATTGGTGAAGCTTTTATTTAAACTTTGTACATCTGCCATTGACTTGAAACTACTACTAGCTTTAGTTGTAAAGTTAGTTAATTCCTTGTCAATTCTAGAAAATAAGTTTGTAAATGAACCTTGCAGTTCTGTTGGCAGACTAAGTCCTTTTAATGCAGCTTGCGCGCGATTAATACCATTAATAATCTTACTAACGTCTAAATCAGCAATACCTTGGATATTAAACGTTGTTGTTGCCTTAGCCATATCTTTTCCTCCAAATAAAAAAATCAGTATTAATCAAAATTAATACTGATTCAAAGTGATTATATATCACTATCTATGTCGTCGTTTAATAAAACCATATCCAGAACAGTTTTATTTCCTTTACTCCCAACTGGATAACCTACGCCCGTAAAGTTTGCCATTAACGGGTCAGCCTGTAATCCCAGTCGCATAGATAAATCAGACATTAATTTTAACTTTGGAATTGTAATAATTCCTGTTACAGTATGCCCAGTTGTATCGTCCTTTACTCGCGTTTTTCCTTCGAGACGTAAGAAACCAGCTAATAATTGCTGACCAATCTTAATGACAGTTGCCCCCTTGTCATACTCGAAGTTGTAATTTATCCTTGTATCTAGAAAAGCATTGTCAATTTGAATTATTTTAGAATCTACAAAAGTATAATCTAATTTAGAACCAGTCTCTTTATCTATCACAAAAACTTTTTGTTGATAAGGAGCTTCGCCTAATTCAATATAACCTGCTTCATTGCTCTCTTTCTCTTCTGTTTTAGGAACAAGTATTCCTTCTGAAATTGAAATATCTACTAACCTAGAGTTGCTTAATAGGGCTAATTGAATCTTAGAGAATACTCCCTGAGAGAAGTTAAAAATAACCTCTTTTGTTTCATCCCAATGAACCAATGCTCTATTATCATATCCGCCTCTTGCGGCGGTATGAGTTTTAACTTCGGAAGTAGTGCTAATTCTAACCTTATCGAATAAGGCTATAATTTCGCCTTCTTCAATTTCACGTTCTCCTACTTTCATAGGATAAGTAGCTTTTAACGCCACTTCGTATAATTCTTTCATCCCAAGTAAATTATCCATAATGCTCTTACCTCTTTTAAATGAAAAAAAGGGTGGATGTCCCACCATCCACCCTTAGGCTTTCAGTTCTTACGCCTGTGGTACGTCGTATTTCACAAGCTTCATCATCTTACCATCAGATGGACGTAGAACACGAAGACTCATATTGAATACAGAAGGATCGCCTTCAGCTTCAAGAGTAATCGTATTTTCCGCTTGCATCTTAGCTTTCGGAATGATGAACTGGAAGTATTCGTCCCTACCAGTCTTTTCTGCTCTAGCAAACGTATCGCCAGTTACATAATATGTGCCTGGGAAGCTATTTGCAGAGATTTCAATCGTACCCGGATTCGACGCATCGAATGTGAATGTAGCAAAATACATGCCATCGGCAGTTAACTCTCCTGCGGTTACAGAAGCACCTGCTTCGTTATAGTATACTGCTCCAGCAATAGCTTGTGTATTGCCATTCGCATCGACCCACTGGGTTGGTACTGTTGTACCAGTAAATTGGATGGTTTTCTTTATGCTTTGCGAAGCTGTGCTTACGCTACCATTACCGAACATGATTGACAGAGATTTAGCAGAGAATAACGCGTCCTCAAGAGTAACTGTAATCTCTTTGCCGTAGTCCCAGATGATAAGTGGTGGGTTACCCTTACCGCCACGAGCTTCGGCCTGTTCTGCTGTCTGTTCGATAGTAGAAACCTTTAATGTATCCAAGTATAATACTGGCGCGCCTGGTCCACCTGTTGCATCTATTTCGTAAAACGTAACGTCCGCAACTTCCTTAATGCCGTATTTTTCTAAAATACTTGCCATTTCGTAATGACCTCCTACTTTAATCGTTTAGATTCCTAATCCAATACTTAGGCTTAACTTTTTTAGAATCCGCGCCAGCCATTAGACTAGCAACATCGGTTTCATATTTTTCTTTCGCCTGATACTGCTTAATTAGAACATTAAGCGCACCATAGGCTAACTCTCCAATATTAAGTGGAGTAATTCCAAGTCCCATACAGCAAAGTGATACCATAGACGTTTTTAAAGAAATTCCTAAGCCTTTTTCAGCCTTAATCCTATCTCTTAAACGCGCTTTCGCTTTAATACGTTTCACTCGTGGGTCTTCATCTGGTCGCGGAGGCTCAATAGCCTTCTCTCCCAAGCATAAGCGTATTTGATTTTGGAAATCGAAATAGTTCTCTTCTTTAAGTAATCGAACCTTTTCCAAACTCTTGATTTTTGATATTTCTCCAATTAAAATTTCTTTTCGGTCTGTTAGAAGTGTAACATTTTCATGAATGAAGAACATAAAAGCATCCTTTACTACTTGAGCGAAATCTTTATTAACTTCACTATTTTTAAATAGATACTCCATTGGAGTAGGTACTTTTATTGAATTACCTTCTAAATCAGTCTTATCAACAAATTCATCCTCAAGCTCTTCTTGAGAAATAGTTAAGACTTTCCGAATAGCGTTAAACTTTTGTTGGAGAGCTAAAACTTCACGGATAGAGGGAGGATAAATGAGAAATTTATTCTGAAAATTAACAGGTTCTCGAATGAAGATATATTCATCAATCATAACCAGTAATACTGAATCGCATTAAATAACAAGAAACATCCTCTGTTAAATAATTCAATTCAAAATCTCCGCCATCTAGTTTTCCTATTCCGTGAACGCTTTTACCTTTTAAGGATTTTTGTATCTCGCCCATTATTAAAAATGGTCGAAGACTCTCGCTTTTCATTATCCATTGAGTTAAAGGAGTTAATACTTCAATTTCCAATAAGAAATCTCTATATTCCTCATTATTAGCATTTAAAATACCAGCTCTAACTCGCATACCGATTAAACTTTGGGCATTTTCTTTGGAACCTGCTAATGGAATCATTAGAATCAATTTATGTAAAAGTTTAGCTTTTACGTCTTGAATTTCAGGCTGCGCCAGGGGATCTTTATCAGTATAGTATAGTAATTTACACAAGTTTTGATTAGCTAGTAGGCGCTCAGCTATTAATCTAAGATTGGCGCCCAGTTCACCTAAATTACGCACACTCATGATTGATTATCCTCCTTAAACCAATAAAAGTCATTTGGATTATCTCCAATTTGTTGTTGTGGAGGAGGAGTTAGATCTCTCTCATAAGTTGGATCTATTGAAATATAGGCAACTCCAAGAGTCGACTGAATATCTAATCCAGTAACAAGATATCTCTCCGTTAAATCAGTTCCCATTTGAGAATTGATCACATAATCATCTTTATTAATTAGCTTTGTAGTTGGCATAATCATAAAGTGAGATTTCCTATCTTCTGAATAGAGCATCATTGTTCTTCCAGAAATAAGTTCGTCTCTTAGTGTGACTGCTCCAGGGCCGAATAGATAACATAGTGAACCTTGAGAATTCCCATCTTTATCAATCCATGAGACATAATGTGTCATACGAATTAATATATATCTATTATAACCACTAGATTTAATCTTTTCTAGGAAGAAAATCATCCAAGACTCTTCAATTCCATCTTTATTCGGAATTGAGAGGATGGTTCCTCCTGGGATATTTGTATCAACGCGCACCAATAGATATTGTAATGTGCGAGTTTCATCTTGTTTATACCTCTTTAATAAACCTACTGTTTCTTCTTCATTAAAAAGAAATGAAACACGATTAGGGCTCTTCAGAAGTAAATTTTCAAACTCTTTCTCTCGCTGTCCTTGAATACGCGATTGATAGTCAGTACCAAAACGATTAAGTCTTTTTAGATAAATATCTTCAAAATAACTCATCGACTTTCTCCACTAAATTCATACAATCAAAGATTGTAGAACGAAAATACTCGTATTTTAAGTATCGTAATGTGGATAATTTATGAAATAGAATGTAATAGTTAATGGTTCTTTTATCTTCCTCAAAGCCCATTAGTTCAATTAGAATTGAGTCAAGGAATTTCTCCCATTCTCTTTCTTTCTCAAACTCACATAATAAGCCGAAAAGCTTATTCTTGAGTTTATTATTATAGGCTTCATGAATAGAATCAGACGGCATTTGGATCTCCAGCTAATTTACTAAAGCTATATGGTTTACCTTTAACTGAACGATAGTAATTACGCTCACGAAGGCGCGCATTTTTCTGTTCAGTCTCTAATAGCTTTATAAATTTATCAAGAAGATTCCCTTGAGAGAAATCTCGCTCTGCATAAAGCGGCTTAATGTTCTCCCAAGTTAGTATAGTTCTATTTAACCATTCACATTTCATAAAACAGGCAATAACCTGTATTTCATCGTTACTTAGTTCATCACTAAGAAAACCATCATCGTCTCGTTCAAGACTTACGCGAGGAAATTTAAAGTTAGGAATGGCGCCCTCTAAGATAGCTCGGACATCAATATAGACTTCTGTAATAGTCCAGTCTTCCCATTCCCCATCGTCAAGTAACTTGGCAAAGAAGGCGTCATATACCTTTTCATATGGTACCATGATTATTCCTCCTTAGCTTTCTGCTCCAATACTACGGCCTGTAAGATATCAATTCCACACGCGGCTTTGATAATCTTGGCTCTTTCTATGTCAATCATTTGATTCTGAATTGCATACTGCGCTAAATCTATCCGCTGTTCTTTGGATAATTTTTGAACCATTGTTTTAAACTCCTGCAACGGAGCCACTGTTAAATAACGCTTTTTCTGTGCGTCATTAAGAACAATGATGTTGACTGGTTCTGTTGCATCTTCCGGTTCGAGCTCAAGGTCTTTCTTTTGCTGTAAATCTTCAACATATAAAATGCCGTGGTCGAACATATATTTTACGCTTGGGTCATAAAGAGCATTTGTTAAGGTTTCCTTATCAATCGGAACCTTAGCTCCTTTCCCCTTCCATTCTTTTCTTAATTTTAAATCTGCTACAGTAATACCTACTTGGGCGTTAACTGTGCTTACTACCATAACTTTTTCATTCATGAGTGAAATCTCCTTTTTCTCTTAAATTAAAATAAGGGAGGAGGTAAAACTCCTCCCTTACATTTTATATACCATAGGGCTGGTCGGAAGTATCTGTGATAGCTGTGTTCTGGTAAATACCCCAGTTGTGATGAGCCATAATAGCAACACCCATTTTCTTGTAGGTATGGATTTCCAGAGAGTTATCACGGTTTTTGAAGTCGTTAATCTGTGTTTCTCCTTCGATAACCACCTTAACAACTTTCTCGCCACCTGTTGGCAGCACGTATGCTAACTGCGGATCAATCCAAGTCTTATCGTTGTTTTCATCAATGAATGATTGAGGAATCTGAACGATTGGAGTTCCGCGGAAGATATTGATGTAACCCGTGTTATGGATAGCATCGATATCCTGTGGATGATACACGCCTTGATAGTTTGCTCCAACAGGAACAATCGCATCAGGACCCATAGCACCAACGAATTCCGGTGGAGCAAAGATTATAGCATCTCTACCATAAGCTTTTACCACTCCGCAAAGTTTGAACATCTTATCAGCATCGAAGCCGTTTTCAATGTAAACGTTTGCTGCTGGTCTAGAAACCGCTGTTAAAGCTGCTTTTAGAGCCTTCTGAACTTCGATGAAGACCGCGTCTGTCATTCCTTCCAGAATGATCTCCATTAAGTCAGACATTGTTTCCGCGCCATCTAAGAATCTTTCGAAGTCGATAGTCGCTGCTCCACCAACGGCGTTCACAGCCACTTCAAACGTATCGCTATCTAGACGGAACGTTTCGTACACACCCGACAGACCAACCTGAGTTAAGAACTGTTTAGCGCGCATTTTACCAAGCTTTCTCTTGAAAGTTGGTTTCACATTCTGAGCAACCACACGCACTTCTGCGAAGATACCCAGAGCGTCAATCACTTTTTTAGGAACAATTTCATCAGCCGTTTCGATGATGATCTGATAGATATCATAGCGATTCTGCATGAACTTGTTCACTGAACCAGCAATTCCCTTCATTTGGTCAAGCAATGCCACATTGACGTTTTCCGCAGAGAAGGTTGCTGGCGCTGTGCCTTTAGCTGCATGTAGAGCAAGCTCTTTCATTTCTTGTAAAGTAGCCATTATATAAACCTCCTTCCTTAATTACGCCTTGATAACTTGGAATTTAACACCAAGCGTACCATCCGGCATTGTAGTTTTCTTAACTGCCTGTAGGGTTACAGATTCAGTTGTAGGTGCAGTATTAGTTAATTTAATAGCACCGTTCGAGCAATAAGTACCATATAACGGAGTCGTTAATGCACCTAATGCTACTAAGAGAGCTGCCTCGTCTGCGAATTCGGTATCATCGTAAGCAATGCAGTTTGTAGTAAACTTATCGCCTGTTGCAAGATAACCTAAACGAGGAGGAAACTCCGTTTTCCCTAACTTAAAATTCTTTAAGCCAGGAGTTCTTTCGTCATAGATGTGCTCTGAGCTGTAGTTTAATGCTACTAACTGAGCGTCAGCATCTGCCGGAAGCTTCACTGTACGAGAAACATTATCCACTAATAGCAACATGCCATTCTCGGCAACTGCTGTAGCGAAGTCTGTTCCATCTAGCTTGCACTGAGCTTCGATGCGACCATCTCTACGAAAGGCCACATTATTCAGTTCAATCTGGCCGTAGCCACTGATGACTAATCTTTGTAGAGCCATTTCTTTTTCTCCTCCAAATTATTGTTTGTCACGATATTTTGCTAGAATTCCTTCAATCCCACTCTTCGGACCATTGTCCTTAGGGACATACTGAGGATTCTGTGTAAACAGGCCTGGATTAGATTGAACTAACTGGAAAGCTAATTCTTTTTCTAACGTTTCTGCCGTAAACTCAGCTAATCTCTCGTCTGTGTTATATTGAGAAATTACGTCTTTACTTAACTGCTCAGAGTATTTAGTAATTACCGCATCTTTCTCTTCCTTCTCCTTCTTTAACTTGAAAGAATTTAAGGATTCAACCTCACCCTCTAACTCTGTCACTCTAGCTTGTGCAGTATGGAGAGAGGTTTCCGCGTTTTGTTTGTCCGTAGTTAAAGTAGCAATTGTTCCCTCATGCTCTGAAACTTTGGTGCTAAACGTCTCAGCTTTTTGTGAAAAATCGTCTCTTTCAGTTTGCAGAGTCGTATAGTTCGTATCAATAGCTTCATAAGTTCCACCATTGATTGCACGGAGAGCGTTTAAAGCATTTAATTCAGCAGCAGTTACAAACTCTGCGAATACTTCTTTCTTTTCTCCGAATGTCACGGCGCCATCTTCGGCCATCGTGTAAGTGATATTAAAATATTTTTCGTCTTCCCAGCTGTGAACGATGACGTGGTCATCATATGTTGCAACAGGATACAGAGTGAATTCACGCTGTTCTGGATTTAATGCAACAAACAATTTATCACGCTTCTGTTCATCAGAAAGTTTAAAAATCACACTTGGCATTTTCTGATTTTCTCCTCCTTTCTTCTCTTTTTGAGAATTTAGATTAAATTGTTTAATTTCTTCGACCATCTCTTTCAAAGAGCTATATAGGGAGAAAAATGCAGAACCTTCGAAACAAGGTTCAACTCCATCTCCGAGAACTTGTAATCCTAAGAAGCTAGCTTCCTTAAATACGAAAACTCTTCTTCCTTGCATTACTTTCCATTCTCCTAGAATAGAAGGCTCATAAAGCTCCATTGATTGGCTTTTACCGACAATCTCGTTTGCTTCTTCATAAAGGGCAGTCCACAGAATGACATCGGCGCAAGCGTATTCACGCTCAACCCCATCTTCATCCAGATGTTTCTCCCAAGCAAAATTAGGATTCGCAGCGACTACACCGTAGGCCTGACCTTGAGTGCGTTTCTTTCCATGGTCAGTAAAATCTTCTCCTTCTCCATCGTAGATTCCTTTAACAGGAGAATACGGAAGAGATTGAACAAGAGTTTCTGCGAACTCATCTGTAATATAAGTGCCATTTCTATTTAATCCTTTATAAAAAATTCGGACTCTGGCCTGAGAAATTGTATTATTTATTGGCGTCAAATTCCCAAAAACCGTCACTGGAAACTCTTTAATTAAATCAAAATTCATTTATTGAGCCTCCTCTTTTATGTCTTATCCAACGATTCTTCGTTTTCGATAGTCTTCGGTGCCTTTGTTTCAGCTGTCTTTGCTGGAGCACCTGCAGTTCCTTTATCTCCTCCGCCTGTAGCAGAAGAAGCTAAAGCAATAAGCTTATCTTGAAGTTTTAAGACAGTATTCTCCAAGTCTTTAACATTACCCAAGTCTCTTTGAGTCAATCCAGATGCAATAGCTGGAAGTAAGAAACTATAGCCAGTACTTGTTAGCTTATAGGTATTTGTCACATAGTCTTTTTCGTTGTAATATGAAATAGGAAGTAAAGTGTACTTAAACGAAATATTTGTATTCGCATAAATATCATTCACTAAACGGGTGATAAATGTTGAAAATCTATCTCCTAAAATCATTACTAACGCAAGGTCATTATTTAAAGAAGTACCCAGCGCAAGATTACCGGTAGCAGCAAATAATTGTGAACTTGTTCCAGCCTCATAGAAAATATTGTTCATCATCTTTTCTAAGTTGTTAGATGCAGTATCAGATGCTGTCTTTGAAACAATTGAGTCCACTTCTGCATATGTTGTCAAGACACTAATATTCTTATTAGCCTTCATCATCCCCACCGTTCCGGCGTGGATTTCCTCCGCTTCTTCTGGCTCGAACAATAGCTCTCCAGTGCTTAAGTGAGGAATTTTTTGAACTATAACCTTACGAATTTCTTCTAAGTCGCGCTCGCGCTCTGTGTCTACAGCTTCATCATATTCAATTGTTGCAGGAATAGTATTTAAGAAGAGTGGACGTCCGTCTGAGAATGTGAAGTAGATTCCTATCTCTGTGGGTATAAAGACCCAACGCTTTTCGTACTTACCGTTCTTAAACTGGTTATAAGCCGTCCTTACAATTTTTGGATAAACTGATAAAGCTATATTGCGAGCTTCATCCTCTAAAATGCTATTGAAATACGTAACATCGAATTCAATCATGTCGTTGCCATAGATGTCCTTAAACCGAGAGCAACAATATTCGGCCGGTAAATCGAGAACAGAAAATGTCTTCTTATCTACCTGTTGAATAATTCCATAATAGGCACCATCAATCAGTGAGCGCAACATAAATGTTTTTAGTAGATTAGGTAAATCCATTGTTTCAACGAAATCAACCGCACTAAAGTACTTTTTCTGAATGTGTTCTGTGGAGAGTTTTTTGCCGTAGCCTGGATTGGGAATAAGGATTCCGACATATTTCAGAATAGTTGCATAGTACAGAAGGATGCGTTTATAGAACCCATCTTTGTAGAAGTAGTTGCGCGACAGTCTAATTTGTTCCGTTAAAGAGCCAGATTCGATAATTCTTTCGATTTCTTCTGGTTCGTAATCCTTTAACGTGGAGCGTCTATATCGACTTTCACTAAAGACGTCGAGATAGCCACTATTAGCTACTATCATGTTTTTGTTTGCTTTCTTGAAGGAGTCAAGGCTAAAAGTTTTTGGTGCTTGATTTGCCATTACCGTCCCTCCGAGAAGAATACTAATCTTCGATTAGTAACGCTCCTGCGTCGTGTCTTCTTAAAATGCTCTTCCTCAAGCTCTTTAATACGCCATAGTCCATATTCAAATGATGAGAATTTGTCCTTTGGATATCTTGAGTTGATTTGTTCAAGCACGATATCGAGACCACTGCCAGTTCGCTTCAAACGTAGATTGGCCATTTCTTCAAATAATCGTGTTGTCATTTCATGCGGCATTAAACGTTTGATACGTTGTTCTACCGTCATTTTTTGACCGGTTTTTGTAGCCATTAGTTTGTTCTTTGCTTCTTGCTCTTTAATCAAGAAACGAACTGACCCGCTAGAAATTCTAGCATAACAATTACCGTGAATTTTGCTGTTTAGTGGCCCATTAGCTTTTAAAACATAGATAATCTGTCTAGCATCTTTGGGCTGCACTTTCTTATATTCCGCATCATTGAAACTTCCATATGCTGGATAATAAGTTCCATCAAGGTCATAATGAGCATGAATCATCTCGTCGCAGAGACCGATACCAAGACCGTTACCGTCGATTACAACTTCTTTCGGATTGAAAGCTGCAATAATCTTCTTTAGGTCTATGGCTTGGCGCTGGAAGGTTTTTGATTCTGAGCTCTTACCTAGCACATAGATATTTACTAAACTAGCAGTAAATTTATTGTTTGAAACATTTACACGGAATACACAGCAAACGGTTTGGTCAGAAAGTCTACCAACGTCTACTGATAATAAGTAGAAATGCTTCGAGCCTTTTATAACTTTTTCGTGCGTTTCAGGGTTTAGCAGTTTTCTATATTTTGATAAACTATCATAATTAAACCATGACTCATCTGAGCCACCAGTCCAAACAGAAAGATACTCTCGCGCAAAAGAATCTTCCTTATAAGTCGGAGACATCTTAAGCTCTTGAATAAATTGTTTATCAATTAGTCCGTGCATCATTGGAATACGATAATCACAACCCCAAACGAAAGAAGAGTTCGGTTGAATAATACTCATCTCAAAGCACTCAATCAACTTCTCATATGCGAAAGAAGATTTAACTCCAGCAGAAGTCATGTAGAATTGCGCTTGGTGAGATTCAAATGGATTCACATCTCCCTTTGGAGTACGTCTTGAAACGTTCATCAAAGGAAGCACAACTTCATTCAAAATATCTCCATCGTGGTCTCGAACCTCGTCGATTAAACCACCTTGACGACGACCACCACGGGTGGTGTCCAAAGCGCCCACAACGTCGAATATAGAACCATTTCTGAAGGTAAGTGTAACATAGTCTTTCCCAAAATTACCCTCCCCAATTATCTCCTTCTTCAATAAAGGAAATATATTCCATAGCTCAAAGAGTTTTTCTTTTGCGATTTTCGCCGACTGTTCTTTCGCTGGCGCGCAAATAAAGAATTTTGCACGAGGTTGGAACATACATTTTAGATAGAAACCAAGAATAGCGATGAAGGATTTTGAGAACGCACGAGGAGCGGTACAGTAATGGTATCTGTAACGAAGACACGCGCGCAAGAAGATTCTTTGATAGAAGAATAGTTTAAAGGATGAATCGGAAGGAGTTACTAGGTCAATAAATAAATCTGGATATGCCGAAAAGAAGTTGCAATATTTCTGGAACAACATCTCGTTCTTGACGAGTTTATCTTCCGTTAAAACAACTCCCTTTTCTAATTCAGTTCCATCTTTATAGTATTTTTGAACTTTTTCTCCAAATCTATCGACACTAGTTTTAATTAAAAGCTGAGTATCATTATTGTCCATCTTCTTCAATCTCCGCTTCAAATTCCTCTTCTACATCATCCATTGCCCTTCTTTCATATTCATCTAAATCGTAATCTTGTTTTAAACTATAAGTATCCTCCATTTCCTGAGCCACCTTTAAGCTCTGAATACGATTCTCAATCTCTTCTCCAATTCCTGCTTCATTTGTGTATAGGCGCTGATTAAAGGCTTGAATATTCTGCATTGTTTCATCAACAACATCTCGTTTCACATTGTCGAAGAAACGGTTTACCCAACCTCTCTTCTCCAACCATAGGAAGATTTCTCCTACAGAGTCAAAGTCTTTCGCATTCTTAGCATTCTTAGGAGTAAATTCAGCTACCTTAACTAACTTATCATAAGAAGTCAATAGCTTATCAAAATCTTCCCCCATTCTAATACGCGAGTCGAGTTCTAAAGAAATCTTACATAGTTTAACTGCTTGGTCTTCTTGAAGCGCGCCATTAATATTCTGAGTCGCAAATAGACCAGTCTTTAGGTTATCAAGATAAATTAAATCTTCATCTGGATAGTTGTTTCCGAAAGTCTTCCGAAGTTTGCGGAACTTTTCTTCTCGAAGCTCAGGCAATTCTTCTTCGATTAACCCTGCTTCTTGGAGTTTTTTGAATTCCCTAAAATAGACCCCCCAATCTAAACCCTCATATTCTGTACTCATGAAGACTGCCGCATAGATCGGAAACACATCATCCCCATTCATTTTGTGAAGTTTTTCGAACTCGTTCGGGATAAATGGGATGTCTGCCCATTGGCAAATTTTGTCAATTATATGCCAATCAAAATCAGCTTCAACTAGCATTTCACGAATACAGTTGTTACAAATTGGGAGTAGTCCGTCGGGATAGAAAAGGGATTTTGTTGGGGCGAATTGTTCCGACCCCAACATATCTTTACACTTATTACATGTCTTGATTGTTGCTTTCTTTTTTGGAATATTAGGGGTTAATGCCATTTTTCTTCGCCTCCGCTTTTGCAAGCTTCCTACTTTGCGAAATTGAATCTTGCATTGCTTTTAAGAGTTGGCGAGCAGATTTTCGATTAATTGTGATAAATTTATCGAGTAAGTCTGAGAATAGATCCTCAAACTGTTTTGGGTCACCCGTAATTGTAAGGATCGGTACTTGTAAAATGCGGGCAATACCAATAACTTCAACTGCTTCCAACTTAACCATTAAATTAATGAAGCGCAAGACTGTTTCTTCTTCTTCGAGAGTTAGTTCTCGATTGTCTTTTGGTTCTTGTACCATTGGTTAATTCTCCTTTAATTTTTTACTTTGTCTTTCCGCTTTATCACACTTCTTACAACGATTTGAGTACCCATCAGAAGCGCGGGCCTTACGAACGAAATTATGGGTGTCGCGCAGTAGAAGTACCCCACATGTGTTGCAATTCTTGAAGTTTTCGGGAAAGGCTAGATTTTCAATTAGGAGAGCGTGATATTGAGCTGCTTCCGCAACCCTCATACAAATCTTTTGACGGAAGATTGTGGAGATATAGTTTGAGGTATATGTTTTGTTGAACTGTTTGTTGATGGAGTCTGCTATGTCTTGGTTTTTGACTCTCCTTTTCTTTAAGTTGAGGATTTGGATTTGAACTTCGTCGAGTTCGGCCATTTCCACATAAAAGTTTAGGGTTTTTAGAACGAAAGGGGTAGTGGTCTCAGGATCATCAAGAGAATCTTCTTCAAGTTCAAAGCAGTAAAGGAATAGATTGTAGATATGCTCTAAGTTGGTGAAGTCGAGAAGAGTCGCTGCGCCCGTGTGAGATTTTTGCTCATAATAAAACGAAGATATCTGTTTGACGGAATCTTCGTTGAAAGAGTCGTTTGTGACTTTCGAGAAGATACGCTGCGCCATCGGTGTATCATTAAAGAGACCGAGAGGTAGAACTGGAACTGTATCTTCGAAAGGTATGTGGTCGTTAAGAAAAACCGGAGCACGATACGGTGTTTTTGGTGTGATCTCGGTTACGTAGGAGTCACGGATTGTATATTGTTCACGACGCAATTCAACTAGAAGGTGGCGCATTTTATAGTAGGAATAGAGTTTTAGAGAGGCTGCTTTTTGTTTTGCGTTCTCGATTTGCTCGGGAGTAAAACGGTCAAGTAGGTCTTTTCTTGGGTCTTTCTTACGTTTATTGTGCGCGAGGTCATAGAAATTTAGGACGAGTTCTAGTGCGTCAATCTGCTTCCATAAGTCGTGAAGTTCCGTAATATGTGAATTTTCTTCGCGAGAAAAAACCACTTTAGGAGTCCGGTAATGGGGTTGATTAGGGCCTTGGATTTGATTTTCCGAGAAAGTAGGGGACTCTAAGAGACCGTCAAGAGATTCAACAGGTTTCTTAGACCAAGTAGAGTAGCGAGTTTCGATTTCGATTTCTCCTCTGTCTACTACGTTTTCTCCGTCTATGTCTTTGCCGTAAAGCATATAGTTTGCGATTGTTTCGAGTTCCTTTTCGGTTAATTTACCTTCGGGAAAGTTTTCTTCCAGATAGTCTTCTACGAAGCGTTTGCGCCCATAGATATCTGGTATTGTAAAATCTAATTTAAGTCTATTCATTGAGTAGAATCACCTGTTGTTTATTTTAGAATAGAGGCGGGAGAGAGGAAACAGTTTTCCTACTCTCTAACTATAGTATAATGGAAATTCGGCCAAAAGTCAAATTTTTTCAATTGCGCGAAGGTAGCTATCGTTTAGGAGATGGCTATTTTGAAAAATCGATTCGTGGGGTATTTGTACGAGGGCCGGAATTTCCAGCAAATGGAAAATCCAGTTTTTCCCAAAATACACCCCCAGTTATTACCAGTCAATCCTTGCCAGTTAGTTGACGCTAACTTTCCTAGAAATATTATCCAGAAAAAAAATAAAAAAAAAAATATAAAAAAGTCTTGCAATTCTTAGACGTATCTGTTATACTTTATATAAGGTCAGAAATGACCAAAATACAGGAGGTAGAAAAAAATGGCAAGAAAACTTCTCAAAGACACTTTGGCGGATTATATGGAATATGCAAAATCTGTCAACGTGCATGTAAAGCCCGTCAAAGGTGTTCACAGTGGCGCAAAGGGCAGACCGTATGAAATGGCGGTCAAAGTGGCAATTACTCCCAATTCTAAAGCTGCTGGCGTTGCCAAAGCTGGAAGAATTGACCATCGTGCGGGCGGTATCCGCTACGAAATCAAAACAGGATGCGGTGAAATCTGCCGTATCAATCCTGAGACAGGCGAAATGTCAAAGCCTTTTGGCGGTGCGGATTATGTCATATACTGCCCATTCTTCAACCTGAATGAAGCTGTAGAGACTCAATCCTACGTAGTACCAACAGCCGAAATGGTGGCTCTACTGGAAGAACTTGGATTGGTTAGAACAAAAGCCTCAACGAGTAGCTACAGAAATGGCGTGGCGGTCATCGACAGAATAACAATTCAGAGCTTCAGCAACAGCAGGAAAAAAGAGGAAGCCCTGTATGCGGCACTTGACCAATATCCGAAGCTCGGTGAGTGGTTGGAACAATAAGGAAGGAAGGGCAGGGGAGAAATCCCCTGCCACCTACAAAATAGGAGGAAGAAAAATGGAAACTAAAAAATGGAATGTAACCTACATGAGCACATATGGATTCCACGTTACAATAACAGGAGTTGAAGCGCTGAACAGTACGAGCGCAGGAGAGAAAGTCCAAAGAACAGCTAAGGACTGGAAGCGTAGAATTAAAGTGGAACAGGCGTAAGCCTGTTCCAAGAAAGGATTTACCATGTTAAACTATTCATCAAAAGAAAACGAGCAGCTACTATTTGAGGGATTGAAAATTTATTTCCAATTCCAGACAGCAATGGCATCCTGTCGTGAGCGTATATTTAACGACGAATGGCCGCATGAGTTAGGCGTTACACCAAACGAGTTAAATATTCAAATGGCGCGTTTACTAGGTAATGAGGACGAAGTCCGCGATTTCTATTTCTACTGTGACAATACACTTCTAAAGGGAATGTATTATCCATCACAAACGAAGATACGCGAGAAGTTGAAGGAAATTCGTTCCATGGAAATATAAGGGAATTTATTCCCTTATTAATCTTAGACGTGGCACGTCTAAGGTTTTCCCCTTGACTATCTTATCACTATGTGATAAGATAGTACTATCAAGAGAGGGAGGAATACCAAAATGGCAACAGTCAAAACTTCGAACCTTAAGGATTACACGCGTGAGGAAGCGTACGCGATGAGTCAGACCGTCGGCAAGGCGTGGGATGAGTTCATGGCTCGCGAAGCTGAGAAGGCTGAGGAAGCCTCAGCTGAGCCGGAACCCGACGCCGAAGAGGTGGAAGGGGACGAGTAGGAATGAAAGAGAAGCTGAAAGCTATAGTGCTGTTAGAGCTTGCTATACTTCTGCCACTCGCCTTCGTGATACACTTCTTCTTTTAGGGGATTTTCCCCTAAAAGAAGTCTTAGACGTAATACGTCTAAGATAATCACTTGTATTTTCTTATCGTTTGGGTTATAATAATAATACAGTAAGGAAAGGAGTTGCACAAATGAGAAGTTTAGTTCGTTGCTTGCGCGCTAAATCAGAGGATGAATTTTCAGAAGGTTTCAAAGTCATAGACAAATTTTTGTCGATAATTGGTTATGGAGCTATCACAGTATTTGTTCTCTATCTCGGCGTCCACGGTGTTTTTTACCTCCTTAAGTAAAAACCAAACCTTTCTATCTGTTACGGACGGACTTGCCACCGTCCGTATTTTTATTTTATTCTTAGACGTACAACGTCTAGGAAAAAAGGTTGTTTTTTTTTGTCGAATCGCATATAATACATATATAAGGTAACAAACATACATAAATAATATCCAATACAGTAGACAAAAACCAAAAGTAACGAATGTAACCAATGTAACAAGAATGTAAAAATGGAAAAGTATTCTGTCACATTATTTCCCATATTCTGACATCAGTGAAAGAGGGAGATTTGTCAGTGCAATAGAGAAAGGATACTTTGATTCTACCGATAGAAGTCAAAATGAGCTACGTTTTAAGAAATGAGCTACGATTAGACGTGTAACGTCTAAAAAAATTTCTTGACTTTTATTAATGTCAATGATATAATTATAACATCAAAAGGAAGGGGAATAAAACAATGGCAAGAAGAGGATTAAAAATTGATTTTATGCATAAAAGTATCGAAGTATCTCATGCATACTCATTGAGGGCATCCAAATTTAATAGTTTAGAATATATTGAATTAGGATGTATAAAATTAGACTTTCCAGATTTTGAAGTTTATGTTCTTCCTAAACAAAAAAAGAAAAAGAAAAAGAAGAAACCTTCTGTAGATGAGGTTATCGCAAAGATTTTGGCAGAAAAGGAGAATACAATATAATGAAAGAATGGCAAGTTGTACTTTTGGGATCTTTAATTGCTTTAGGAACAGTTGCAGGATTATTCGGTCTTTGCTTCTTAATTCCCGAAGGAGTTGGGCGCGACTCAATGATGCGTTTAGTCTCTGGATTTAGTTTCCCAATCGGTCTTGGCGCATATGCATTGACAAAATGGATACAGTATAGAAAATCTTGTGACGATTAGTCACAAGAATAGTGTTAGACGTATCACGTCTAAGAAAACTTCTTGACTTTTTTGTATTATATGGTATAATAGTATTATCAAGTGAAAGGAAATAAAAAGAAATGAAAGCAACAGGAATAGTAAGAAGAATTGATGAACTCGGGCGCGTGGTCATTCCGAAGGAGATTCGCAGAACACTTCGGATAAGAGAAGGAGATCCTTTGGAAATCTATACCGACAGAGAAGGAGGAGTCATCTTCCGGAAGTATTCTCCAGTCGGTGAGTTGAACAATCTTGCTAAAGACATGGCAAGCACTCTTGCGTCAACCACAGATTTGATGATACTCGTCACCGATATGGATTCGATTCTCGCAACGTCAGGACGTGCGCGGCGTCTTGATGGGATGCCCCTCTCGCCCATCATGATCGAGATGATTCAAAAGAGATATCCGACATGTGCGGGCCGCGAAGGTTTTGAACAGATATTTAACGTTGATACGTTAAGTGGTTTCCTCTCTCAATTCTACGTTCAACCCATCTTGGTTGATGGTCAGCCGGTTGGTGGATTATGGTTTCTCTCCACCAAAGAAGAAGGAGTGATTCCGGCAGAGGTCAAAGAAATTGCAAAATTCGCCGTTGCGTTTCTTGAGAAACAGTTGAACAATTAAGGGGATTAATTCCCCTTAGTAAGTTAGACGTGTTACGTCTAATATTTTCTCTTGATATTTTTCTCGCAATCGGTTATAATAATACTATCAAGTAGAAAAGGAGTTAAAACAATGTCAGTCATGCACTCGATTAGCAATTGCAAGAAGATGTTAAATCATGGAATTGACCGCGCGGTGTATTACTCTCCAAAGTATGATATGATTATCAAGAAGGAAAAGCCCGGCGGTGGAGAAAGTGGAAAAGGTTGTGAAGCTCAATTCATGTATGAAAAGTCTTTTTATGAACAGCTTAGACCTGCGGAACGTATTTTCTTTCCAGTTATTGACTTTTGCGCCTACAAAGGGAGAACCGTTTGTCTTATGCATCGTTGCACCTGCTTAACTGACTTACCACAATATCAAGAGCTTAACAGCGCATTATCATTCGGCGGTTGGCGTTATTGGACAGTATCAGAATTAAGACTTATCTTTCTTACTTTGGGATTGAATACTCGTTTTGTTAAATACTTCCATAATGTCATCACTCGCTTTGGACTTCATGACTTACATCTTGGAAATCTTGGAGTTTATAATAACCATTTGGTAATTCTTGACGCGGGATTTTAATCCCGCAGTCATAGAGTTAGACGTATAACGTCTAAAAAAAAATATTGACTTTTACCAATTAATTGGATATAATAATACTATCAAGTGAAAGGGGAGAGATAATGTCATTAATCCAATCAATTCCAAAGTTTAGAAAGAAACTTGGATACGGAATCTCAAGAGAAGCGTTTTACTCTAGAAAATATCAATGTGTAATTAAACGCTCTAGGCCGGATGGTTGTGGACATCGTCCAATTCGTTCCCAGATGTTAGCAGAGATTAACCTCTTTGAACGTATGGAAGAATCTGAAAGAGAATTCTTTCCAGTTATTGAAGTTCTTGAATACAAAGAGGAAAAATTGATTGCTATGCATCTAATTAAACCAATCTCTTCTAATAAAGATTGGGAACAACTTTTCAATTCTTTGTGGAGATTGCAAACAGAAGAAAAGTATAACACTTTGTGCGCTCAAATTGGTCTTGACTGTTCATATAATAAGGCTTTTTGGACATTTGTTCGTAAATATCATATTGATGATTTACACACTGCAAATGTTGGCGTTTATAATAATCATCTTGCGATTATCGATGCCGGATTAAATTAATCCGGTCTTTTTTAATTAGACGTTGAACGTCTAAGATTGTCTATTGCATTTTCTATTCTCATATAGTATAATAAGAGTATCAAAAGGAGGGTAAAAAGATGATTTGGTTTAATGGAGAAATTACACCATTGGCACCGACGTTAGTTATTGGAAAGATTCATTCTGTATCTGGTCAAAAAGAAGTTGTCTGTCGTTGGAATGGCTCAGATTTTGTGCGCGCTGGTCAAGAACTATTTGTGATTGAATGGCGTCCGTTCTCAATGGACAATGATAGTCTGTTTGCCTTCTGCTTACAGCTCATAGCAGAAAAGCACTCGCCCAATCTTTCAACAGAAAAAAGAATGGACGCGGCGTATAAATTAATGGAGGACTTGGTAATCGAATGATTACCAAACCATATTAGACGTTATACGTCTAATTATAACTATTGACTTTCATTATAGATGTGTTATAATAAGAATATCAAATGAAGGGAGTACAGAAAATGTACGTTAAAGTTGAAACAGATTGTGCCTTTGCAGGATGCAATGAAAAACATTTGGTCGAAGTACCGGATGACATGAGCGAAGAGGAACTCAATGCAATGGTGAATGAGTATGTGCAAGCTGACATTACTCCGGAAGGTAGCTATGAGATTCTTACCGAAGAAGAAGCAGAAGAGCTTGCAGAAGATGGTTATGAATGTGAATCTTATGGTTTCGAAGTCGAACCGGATTCTGACCCGAATGAAGTTCCAGGCACAGGGGATGAGGATTAATCATCCCCTTTCCTAATTAGACGTAATACGTCTAAGATATTCACTTGCATTTTATATCTATCTATAGTATAATACTATTATCAAGGAAGGGAGAAAAACAATGAAAAAGATTTGTGATACTTATATTGACTTGGAGGCAGGAGTCTTTAACAAGAATGGTAGATTACTCTATGTTATTAAAGCGCATGTGAGTGAGAAGCTAAAGTATTGTGACGAAAGAGATGTTGACCTGATGAATGACTTCAAAGCACTTGACAAAGCTATCCAAAAATGTTACAATGGTTTCTCTGTATTCTCTGATAGCGTCTTTTCGGCGGATGGATGTGGATTCAGCTCTTATTCTGGAGTAAGTAAACGTCATTCAGTTAAGATTATTGGTTTGCGCTCTATTGCAAAACAAAACACAACTTTCTCAATGCAAGATATAATGCAAAGAATGTGTTATCTTGATATAACAGAATACGCCAAAGATAATGCGATAGCATTATTTAACAAATAGGAGGGAATATGAAACTCTATATTGTTTGGGAAGATAATCATGGTGACGTTTCGTGGTGGACAGAAAAACATCTTGCTATCCGAGAAATGAGACGCATTATAAAATATGGATGGTGCAAGAGAGAACGCGCGCAGATTATCAAAGAGTATCGCGAAGAAAATCCAAAAAAGAGATTCCGTTGGTGGGAAGCGTTTAGCGATTGCGTTGGTTATCGCGAAGTGGAACTAAATAAAAGTTGGAATTAATCCAACTTTCATACTTAGACGTTTGACGTCTAACAATCAAAATTGACTTTTTAATTAATTTGTGTTATAGTAATAATAGAAAATGAAAGGGGAAAGAAAATGGTTAATTTAACAAAGAGAAAGAAAACTCCGGTTGAGCAGATTAGAAATGAGGTTGCCAAACTGGGCGGTTCAAGCGTCCTTTCGGACACTTCCTTGCTAACAATAGTTGGGGGACTTGAGAAAACTTATCCTGTGGTGATTGAGTTTGGCTCGAAATATGCCCTCGAAGAGGTGTGAGCCACCTCTTCCCTAGTTAGACGTTCAACGTCTAAGTTTTCTCCTTGACTTTTATTATTAATTATAGTATACTAATAATAATGAAAGGGAGGGTTATAAAATGAAAAAGTTTATTGCAAGAAATTTTCCCTGTGTGATTGCAGGACTTCTCACCTTAGTTCTAACTGCCGCATTTATGGCGATAGCATCCTTAATCACAGCCTGCTCTGATGGAGCTATTGGTATCATCTGCTTTAGTGCTGCGTTCGCTTGTACAATTCCCGCGTATACATGGATGGAAAGAATCTCCAAGAAATATTACTCTTAACGTACCATAGGTACGTTATAGTTAGACGTATTACGTCTAAGAAAATCTCTTGACGTTCTTTTTCTTGTATGATATACTAAGTACATAAAGTGAAGGGAGTACAAAACATGAACACAAAAACAATCTACTTTGATATGGACGGAACAATCGCAAATTTGTATGGTGTAAGAAATTGGTTGCCGCGTTTGCGGTCAGAGGATGCTACACCATATCTGGAAGCTGAACCCATGTGCGATATGGTAAGAGTTATTGAATTGCTTGAAGCTCTCTGCGCTCAAGGGTATCGAATCGGGATTATAAGCTGGCTATCTATGGGAGCTTCAAAAGCCTATAAGAAAGAAGTCACGCGCAACAAAAAGCGATGGCTCAACCAAGAAATGCCAATCGAATTTGACGAGATGCATTTCATACAATATGGTACACCCAAACACCGCGTTGCGCGGGATAAATTCGGAATCATCATTGATGACAGCTCCGAAGTGAGGGCTGGATGGGAAAAGCGTAATAACCGCATAGCGGTTGACCCGGCAGAAATGCCAATAGAAAATTTCCTCCTTTCCCTTCTATCTTGATAGAGGTCGAGTGGCAATAATTGTCACTCGGCTTCTAGGATTAGACGTCATACGTCTAACTATTTCTGTTGACACTATTAATAGGGTATGATATAATAAAGACAATAAAAGAAAGGAAAACTAAAATGAAAGCGAGGAATATTATGGGTAGTTATCGAGTAAAGAGAGGATACAGTAACGCGGCAGTTGGTCTTGGATGTTTGGGAATCATTATGTTGGTTCTTCTGATGTGCGCTGTATCTGCTTTCTTGGGCGGACTGATCGTCTATCTTCTGTGGAACGCACTTGTTCCGGTTCTGTTTGGCGGTGTCGTCATAACATACTGGACTGCGGTTCTTATCGGTCTTGCTCTTGGATTCATCGGCAGTATTTTCACGGTTCGAGTAAAGGGGAGTTGATTCCCCTTTCTTAGTTAGACGTAGCACGTCTAATCTTTCTTCTTGACTTTTATTATTATTGTGATATAATAAAGATAATAAAAGAAAGGGGAAAACAAAATGTTCACAGGTATTTTAGTAGGTATCGGTATCTCTCAGTTAATCTGTTTCTTGGTTTTCGTGCTTACTCATGAGGATGAGATGAAGGCAATGCTTGCAGGCGGAGGAATCTTTCTGTTGCCTGTTAAATGGCTCTTTATGCTAATGAGAGCTATTTGGAAAGCATATGTTAATCACACATATACTGTCTATAAGGTCTGCGGCGTCAACGAAAACTTTTGGAATCAGTATGTCAGATTGAAAAAGAAATGGTTTGACAATTACTACCACGAAGGAGAAAATGATTACTATATCGAGGAGTATTTGGAACCGAAAAACAAACCACATAATTATGACCCTTTACGGAAACTTCCCGGCAATGGATGGTGGAATCAGGAATGGGTTAATAAGAATCTATTAAAAGAGTCGTGAGACTCTTTTTTAGTTAGACGTAATACGTCTAAGAAAAAGTCTTGACTTCTATGCTCAATATGTTATAATGATATTGTGGTTGAGGGAAATCAACCAACAAAAAAAAATTAGGAGGCCTTACGATGGCAGACAAGAAAATGACACAGAGGGAATTTTTTACAGCGGTGAAGGAAGCAAATCTTTCCAAGGAAATGACAGATTTTGCCGAAGCGGCAATTGCGGCTCTCGATAAGAGGAACGCGGCAAGACAGGCACAGCCGAGCAAAAAGGAAGTCGAGAACGAACCGATCAAAGCGGCTCTCGCGGCAATCGTCACGGGCGCAGGAAAAGCCATGATTGCAAAGGATATCACAGCGGCATACAACGCGGCGAACGCGGATGCCCAGATTACCACGCAGAAAGTTTCTGCTCTCCTGCATCAGCTTGTGGACGCTGGCACGCTCAAGAAGGGCGAACCTGTCAAAAAGACGCTGACCTATATCGGCGCATAGTGAAAGGGGATTTATCCCCTTTTTTTAGTTAGACGTTATACGTCTAATAATTAGTATTGACTTCTCTTATCTAATATGTTATAGTTATATTGTCGAGAGGGAAAAGAGTACGGTGCGCAACGTATCCACATTGGCCGTGTGGCCTTCCGAATAGGTTATCCCCATGTGCCGAATAAGACTGAGGGCGGTTCGATACCGTTACTGGCTAACGGATGGTGAGTTCAACCGATGAAACCTATGGGCCGAAGAGTTATGCGCCCCGCAGAATGCAAGGCTCCGCGTTAGACGCTAAGTGACTTAGCCTTGGAATACGAAAAGGCAACCTCCGAGAGGGAGCCAGGAGGAATAGGCTCCAGCTATATAAGGTATCTCCATTTGAGATACCTTATTTACTTAGACGTGATACGTCTAAGATTCTCTCTTTACAATCTCTTAACATTATGTTATACTATCTATAATGAAAGAAGGAGGAAAAGGGAATGGAAAATATTTGGATTTTTATAGTCGCTCAATTAATCAATGTTGTGTTAGGAACAATGCGATCGGTACTGACAATTCGTTCCAGTCAAAATGTGGCAGCTATCATTAATGCTGTGAGCTTCACCTTTTATGCAGGTGTTGTTAAGATGATAACTGGTCAAGAAATGTGGCTCGTTTTAGTAGTAACATTTATTACCAATATCATCGGCGTTTATGTTGCTATGTGGATTGTGAAGAAATTTAGTAAAGACAAGATATGGAAAATCACAATTACGACAGAGTTTGAAGATGTTAAAGATTGGATTTGTGAAGGATTGGAAAAATATAATCTTGGTTATTCTTCAATCGAAATTGAATCGGGTTATGTGATTGATGCATATTCATACACGCAAAACGAAAGTTTATTGATTAAGGAAGTAATTTCCAAACATAAAGTAAAATACTTCGTTACTGAAATGAATAAGACTTTATAAGTCTTATTCAATTTCAATTATTAGACGTAGTACGTCTAAGAAAATAATTTGACTTTTTAAAATTTTTCTGATATAATAAATTTAGAAAGTGAAGAAAGGAGAAAAAAATGGCAGTTTCCAAAAAGTCCCTCAACGAAAAATTCAAAATGAAGGTGTTGGAAATGGTTTCCAATTTCCTCAAGGATGAAGGTGAGGATATTGTCCGCACAAAAAGCGGTGAAATTGCTTTTCCTTTTGTGAATGAAGCAGGGGATGATGAATGGATGAAAATTACATTTAGTGTACCTGCTGGCTCGCGTGATGGTGAACCGTTCGACGGTTACGGCGAAGCTGAAAGCTATGCAATGAGTATAGCAAGCAAAAAGGAAAAAGCGGCCACAGCGGCGGCGGCTAAGGAAAAGAAAATCCTTAAAGACACACAACAAAGAGCCAAGAAAGCGGAGAATCTGCGGAAGGCTCAAGAGGGTGGGGAGTAATCCCCATCCTTTTTTTTATTAGACGTGATACGTCTAAGAAAAAGCGTTGACTTCCTTTATATTGTATGTTATACTTAGTCTATCAAATGAAGGGAACATGAAAAATGGATAAACGAAAAAACTATTATTTGGTACTTGATACCGAAACGGCGAACGGTCTGGATGACCCATTGGTTTATGATTGCGGTTTTGCAGTCGTGGATAAAAAAGGCAATGTGTATGAGACACATAGCTATATTATCTATGAGATTTACCGCGGAGAGCGTGAGCTGATGCAATCGGCGTACTATGCGGCAAAAATTCCCATGTATGAGGAACAAATCGCGGCAGGGCTGAGAAAAATTGTCAAATATATTACGCTTCGTAAAATCATTCGTGAAGTATGCGAACGCTGGAATATTAAGGCAATCATCGCCCACAATATGAGCTTTGACTATCGAGCTACCAGTAAAACCCAGCGATTTCTCACGAGTTCAAAGTACAGGTATTTCTTTCCATATGGTATTCCTGTGTGGTGTACTAAGTGTATGGCACAAGATACCATAGCTAAGCAAAAGTCATATATTGCCTATTGCGAAGAAAGAGGATATATGTATAATGGACGCCCGCGAGTGACAGCAGAAATCCTCTTCCGATATTTGTCAGGACAGCATGATTTTGAGGAAGAGCATACAGGGCTTGCCGATGTGCTGATTGAAAAGGTAATTTTTACCCAGTGTATGAGACAGCACAAACCTATGAGGAAATCTCCTTATAAAGAAAAAACTTATCCTTATGCTCAATATGAGGCTGATGGTTGGGAAATGACAGAAGAATTGTTAAGAAAAGGAAAGGGAACTTCTTTACTGGATGAACTTGTCAGACAAAGATGTTTAAAGGAAGTGTGCGTATAACGCACATTTTCTTTTTATTTTAAATTAGACGTGTTACGTCTAAGAATAATTGTTGACTTATTATTATTATTATGTTACAATGATTATAGTAAAAGAAAGGAGTAAAACAATGGCAGTCCACAAAGACTTTAACAAATTACTTCAAGAAAGAATAGCATATCAAGATAATGAGAAGAAAGTTAATTCTTTATATAAAGAATTGGCTGGATACGCTGATAGGATTGAAGATATTCGTGTTGAACTATTCAATAATCCTATTATCAATGGAGAAGAAGATAGAGATGCCTTGAGCGACCTTCTATTTAAACTCCAATCTCAATTGAGATATGATACGAAAGAGTTTCTTGAATGCATGGTCATTCTCGATGACTAAGCGGTCTCCGCTTAGGGGATTAGACGTAATACGTCTAATCTTTCGACTTGACTTATCCATTTATTATGATATAATAGAATTAAAGAAAGGGGAATTAAAATGAATACAAATTGCGTTCATTGTACTATTCAAAATTGTTCTCAACATGGAGGAGATTTTGAAACTAGAGTTTGTAAAGTAACAGGAAAATTTTGTTACTACGATAGTGTATGGCAAACTCATGAAGAGAAATGTGAAACCTACAAACCTATTAATGATCCAATTATATATCGAGAAAATGAGATTAATAGACGTATTGCAAACATGCAAAGGATTATTAGAGATTTTGAAGAAGAAAAATTGGCATTAAGAGACCCTAACTTTATATAACACGTATTTATACGTGTTATATCCTTAGACGTAATACGTCTAAAAATATTGATTGACTTTCTATCTAGTATGCGATATAATAAGACTATCGAAAGGAGAATAGAATATTTGATGGAATGTATTTACAATGGACGGAAGCACAAAATTTTTTCAAGGGTAAAGATACCCAAAGGTACTGGAAAAAGAAGCCAAAAAGGATTCCTGTATTTTATCCGAATTGGCGAAGCGACAAACCGCAAATTTAAAATCGGCACAGCTAACGATATTTTGCGGAGAATGACAGAACACGCTGGATATTACAAAGAGCCTATTTACATTTTATGGGTGTCACCTGTATACTCAAAGTACACCACCTTGAGAATTGAAGATAGGCAAAAAGAGGAATGGATAGCGGCTGAGCCTTGGGAATATCTGGAGAATGACCGCTTCATAATTCCTCTAGGAGTGGAAGAAATAACCATTCGAGTGCGGCGTGAATATGCGATACTTCTGGAGTAATCCAGAAGTTTCCTTATTAGACGTAGTACGTCTAAGTCTTAAAGAGAGAATTAATCTCCCTTTTTTCTTTCCTTGACTACATCGGTAATTGCCTTTATAAATGTACCAATGACGCCAATCCATGCAAGAACAACCACTGCACTTGGAAAAGAATACTGTGCTGCCAGAATTAGGATAATGATATAGAGTAACATTTTACTTTCCTTCCCGTGGGAGTTTATCATCCCACATATAGAGTTTAATACGAACCACTTCTTCATTCCCATCTTGTACAAAATCTACTCCGCCGAAATTGTAAAGATTTCCTTCACAGTCCATATCTTCAAACTTAATCGGCGCGAGTTCGTCTAATTGCATTAAGACGTGAACCAATTCTTGTTCTAAATACTTAAGTATTTTTTGTCTGTCTGCTTTCGGTTTAAGTGGCATCTTTGTTCTCCTTTCATTTGTCTATATTATATCAATAGTTAAAAGAAAAGTCAAGTCTAAATGTTAGACGTACAACGTCTAAGATTTCCAAATTTGTCAAATTTCTTCTCCCCACAGAATTTATTCCCCGTGTCAAATTTTCATCAAACCGAAAAAGAGCTACGATTGTCAAATTTTAATAGAGCTGGAAATGAGCTGCGTTTTTTTAATTTTATTGGTAAGACCTGCGACCTGGCAAATTTTGCTGTCACAGAAATTTCTGGAAGTGCGCAGACAACAAAAAAGAGGAGAACTTAATCGTTCTCCTCTTACCGCGGAATGTATAAATTACTCTGCTACGGGGAGAGTATAACCCTTCTGAGCACCCTTGCCCTTAATCTTGACTTCGACCTGCACAGCCTTACCTTCGTCGACCAGCTTGCGAAGCAGCGCAGAAGCCTTCTGTACCGAAATCTCAGCCGCCGGAGCCACATCAGAAGCCGTCACCGGTTCAGTCGTCAGCATACCAGCCAGCGTCTCCATAATCGGCGCATTCTCCACATCTTTCTTGGACGGAGTATTGCGTCTCTTCTCATTTACCGCATCAAGCTTTGCAACTTCTGCCTGAGCGAATTCAGCCACATCTGCGGTCACACCTTCCATCGCCAGCACTGCCGTGAGGAACTCTCTCTTTGTCATCTTTTCTTTGTTAGCCATTTGTTTGTACTTCCTTTCAAAATAAGTTTTTTATATCGAGCGAGAGTTACTTCCTCTCTCACTTTCTATCTTTATTATATCAGAGTTTCTGAAACTTTTCAAATTTTCAGCTCCTCGATTTTTCTTCGGGCGGCATCTAACGGTAAACGTGTGCCGCCCTATACATACAGGAGGTAAATCCTTGTAGAAATAGAGATTGGTAGAGTCAATGCTTGCGACTCCCAGCCCTTCAACCATCTTAACGCGGGAACGAAAATGGCAGTTTTCGTAGCCTAACCTCTCTCTCACTTTCTATATATAGTATATCATGATTTTAAGAAAATTGCAAATTTTTATTAGCCTTATTCATCACAAATGTGATGGCGCGCTAGTGGTTCGGCAATTTAATTTTGACTCGTTGATTTCTGTGGGATGACTGTTTTATAATTTGATTTTGTGTGAAAGTTTGGCGCAGACACATTCTACCTGAGTCCACGATTTTTACCGTAACTATCTGAGCTGGGAGAGTAAGACTCTCGCCATGTCTACGTAGTTAGTATACGTAATTAGTCTACGTAGAATTATACGTATTATTATACTCCCTATCCGTATACGTTTTACCTATACGTTTTACTTATACATTTATCTACACTTATATCTATACGTACTACGTATACTATTTATATACTCCCTGTACGTTTAATTATTCGTATACATAGATATATACATATACTTATACGTAGAACTTATAAGTATATTTTTTAAAGTAAAATAATAAGTAATACGTATACGTATTACTTAGAAGTATATTTATAAGATTTAT